GGCGCGAACGGCCTGCAGCGTGATTTCGGTCATTGGGTCATCTCCTCGAGTGGACTGAAGGATTGAAGGATTCAGTCGGTGATGTGAATCAAGCGGACGGCTCGGGCGCTGCCCTCGGAGGACTTGCCGTTGTGGCCCTGGTAGCCGCCGAGGAAGCTGCAACCCCAGGCACACGAGTCGTCTGCTTCGTGCGTCTCGTTCGTCCAGTGCCAGGTCTTCTCGAACTCGCCGCGGAGGTTCGCAAACAGCAGCGCGGCGACGGGGCGCGACGGCAACTGGCCGCCGACTTCCGTTGCCCAGGCCATGGCGTCGGCCCAGCGCAGGCGCTTGTCGGATTTGTTGGGCAGCAGCACCACGGCGACGTGCTTGCCGTCCGGGAGCGTGATGAGGCCTGCGAACTGGCCGCCTTCGAGGGTGGCGCCGATCGCCAGCGCGGCGATGGTCGCGAAGTGCGACTGGACGGATTGCGGTGCGTTCACTGTTTCTCCTGAAATAGTTAGTGGCTAGAAAGTGGGGCGACGCTTATGTGAGGATCGGGAAACGCTGCGGTGATCTGAAAGGGGGAGGACTTGACCCGCGCAGCGACCGCCGAAGCGTCGCCCCGGAAACTTAGGTGGTCTCGCCTGCAGTGCGCTTCGCCGCCGGCGTGACCGTGCCGTCCGGCGATTCGTGGTCGTGCTGGTCGCGGATCTCGGCGATCAAGAACCGGCCTTTGCTCACCGCGGCCTTGAAGCCTTCGACCTTGTGGGGTGGAGCGTCGCGGTATAGATGTGGCCGCTCGTCGCTCTTGAAGGCGATAGCCATGACGCCGGTAGCGGAGTCAAAGGCCCAGCCTGCGAGGTTGGAACTGTTCTCGATGGGGATCAGGGGCTGCATGGTGGTCTCGGTGAGGTGGGAGTCAGGCCGCGACGGGCGCGCGCGCTGCATCGGACAGGCGGCGGAGCGCGCCCCACCATTCGCGCGTCGGCTTCGGGTGCGCCGAGAACCGGCCTTCGAAGGCCTGGTCGATGTGGGCAAGCAGAGCCGACAGGTCATTGACGGACTCCGGCTCCGACTCAGCGAACGTGACCGGGCCGGCGGGCAGCGCCCAGGCCGCGATGGACACGGCGTCCATGTCGGCGGGCGGCGGAATCATGGGTACTTCGGCGGCGACTGCGGGGTCTGCCGCTAGCGCGCCAGGGAACATGGCATCGATCGCCGCATGCGTGGACGCGCCCAGCACCTTGACCTCCAACTCGCGCTGAACTTGCTGAGCAGCCGCATCGGACTCTTCAGCGGCACGCTGGGCGGCGGCCTCGGCGGCATGCTGTGCGGCGATGACGTTTGCCTCGTCCTCGGCGGCCTGACGCGCGAGAGCTTCGGCTTGTGCACGTTCCGCCTCGACCTTCGCCTTTTCCGCTGCCTCAATGGCCGCCAGCTTGCGATCCAGCTCAGCCTGCTTCTCGGCCATGACGCGCTTTTGCTCGGCCAGTTCGGCGGCGACGCGCTCGTTCTCGATGCGCTGCGCCTCGCGGGCGGCAGCTTCGTCCTCAGCGGTCTTGGTGCGATCGAACAGCGCTTGCAGCGCCTCCAGTGTTTCCGCCTTCTGCACCTCAGCGCCGACGGCGAATTCTTCCCACGCGGCCGGGTCGATCACGATGGCATCGATGGCGTTGATCGCCGCGAGGATCTGCTCAGAGGTCTTGCCCTGCAGCTGCGCAACGTAGCCGGCGATCGTGGCAATGTTGGCGCGGTGGACGCTCACGCGCGCGGCTTCCTTGGCCTCGCGCTCAGCCTTCTCCGCAGCGACTTCGGCGTCCCGCGCCTCGATCTGCGGCGTGATCAGATTTTCCGCCGCCTCGAATCCGCTTTCGAGGCTGGTGAGTTCCGCACCCACAGCCTTGCTGACCGCAGTCAACTTGGACTTGAGCGTCGCCGATACCTTGCGCGCTTCGGCGAGCGGAATGTTGATCAGGCGGTTACGTAGCGACTTGGCATCCGCCAACTTGCCAGCAGTGGACAAGTCGTGGACGACGTCGGTCAGCTTCTCGGTGGCCGCCACCAGGGCAGCGCGCGGTGCATCGAAGTGGGCGAGGGCAATCTTCTGCAAGTCGACATCCTGCAAGGCAATGTCGACAGCCGGCTTCGTGGCGACAGCAGTGGCGGGGGTGATCGGCGCGAGCGCGCTCTCATCGATTGCAGGGAAGTCGAGGATGGCGGACATGGGTTCTCCTTAGAACGAGAAATCGGGTAGGGCGACGGCGGTCGGCGCAGCGCGGGGCGCGGACGGGCGGGGCGCCAGCGGCATAGGCTGGCTGGGAAGGTCTTCCCACGGGGGCGCCTCGTCGGGCTGCGATGCGCTGTGCGTGCGGTCAAACTCGTTCACGACCTGCCGGTAGTAGCGGCGCGCGGCGGCAACTTTGTCGGCAATCAGCGACTCAAGCGCCCGGTCGCGATCCACCAGCCATGTCGTCCACCGATGACGCTCCGGGATGTGGTCCACGAAGTGCAGTTGCGGCGGCTCGTAGCCGACCAACTCCTCCGGCGTGCTGACCAGCGTGTAGTCCACGCTCCAGGTCTGGGCATCCCACAGGATCATGTAGCCGCGCATCTGCCATTCGTAGCCGGAGTCATGGCAGTCGGCCAGGACGATCGGCATCGACTCCATGGAGTACGGCGCCTTGATGTCGCGACCGTGGCGCATCGGCTCGTCCCAGATGTCGCACTCGCCGGAGATTGTTCCGTTGTTGCGGCGCTCGGCGTTCTTCACCAGCGGACGGCCGGTGAGGCGCGCCAGCATAGCGATGCAGCCGTCTTCGACGGCGCGGCCTTTGAGGATCGGGTGTGTCTCGATCTCGCCCGGCTCGTAGCCGTAGATGGCCTCGCGAACCAGTTTGCGGACATGAGTCTTGCCGCCGGCCGACAGGCTCTTGCGCCGCACCTCGTCGAGGACGGACTTCTCTTCGTCGCTGCGCTTGGTCTTGGCGATGATCGCCATCACTTCGGGCGTGACGTGCAGCGGGTCGAGATCGGCGTTCTCGGGCTTCGCCATGAGGTGGCCAATGGACGAGCAACGGATGATCATGTCGCTCATTTCGCGGCCCGTTCATCGACAGCGCGGGCCGTCTTGCGCATGCCGGAGAAAACCCCGCTCAATTCCTTCTGCTCACGGGCTGACAGCTTCGCCCACCAGGCGGTGAGGGCCGCCATGCCGGTCTTCGATGCCGCATGACCGTCGCCGCGGATTTGCGCGAGCGGGTCAGGCTTGCCTTCGCTGACTTGAGCGGCAGGGCCGCCGTCCGGCGCGCCATGGGCGCCGTCTCCAGCCGTCTGGCGCAGCTCAGGAGGCAGGTCTTCCACGTCCTGCGAGAACAAGTCGGACACGCCAAGGGCCGTCAGCGTCATGTCGATCTGGGCGCGCTTCTTCGCCATCTTCAGGACGGTGTTGCCGAGGTCGTCGGGGTTCGTCCGGATTTGCGAACTGGTGTACGACGACCCGTTGCGCCCGCGGCTCCACTTGATGCGGCGCATCTCTTCGGGCGTTGCGTCGAACTCGGCTTCGCAGACGGCATTGCGCCAGCGATACTTCTCTTCGTTGCTGGAGCACTCGCCCACGCCCTCCCCGATCGGGTTGCCGCTGGGTGTGTGCACACCGGTGACGATGACGCGGTACTTGATGCCGGCCGGCGTAGTCAGGTCCTCGACGCGAATCGTCGGCCCGATGTTGAACATCGTAAGCAGCATCTCGCTGCCGGCCTTGTAGAGCGTCGGCTTGTGCGTGCCGGGGATGACCCCATAGTGCACGTCGACGATCATCTTCTTGCGAGTGACCTCTTGGATGGCGTTGATCCGATCGGTCATCGCTGTGACCGACATGATCTGCATCGTCGGGAGTTCGACGATCGCGTTCATGTTCATACCCCCGTAAAAGTTGAAGATCAGCGGCCAAAAAGACGCACAAACAGGCGAGAGAGCCAACCTGAGTGGGAGACCGTCCTCGGCGGAGTGGGCCAGCGCTCTTCGGTGGTGCGCGGAGCGAAGCCCGTCCAGGCGCCGCTCTTGGTTCGGTATTCGTTCATGCGAACCCCCATGCGGCTTGTATGCACCATGCGATCCATCCGAGGAGGGCCGCGACGCCGAGAGTTGCCGCCAAGCCCAGAGCCAGGGTTGCCCATCGCGCACCGAGACCCCGCGCCGCCTTGAGTGACCCCGAGAAACTGCGCGAAGCATCGGGCGCGACATCGCATCCAGCTTCCGTTTCACGGAGAGGGCAAAGCTTGCTTTGCTGGCAGGTCTGGTCGCAGCAAAAGTGCGGCACATAGGCGCGGTGGGTGTCGACGCGAACGTGGTTCATGCTTCGCTCCTGGCCAGCATTTGGATGACGCACGAGAGGCCAGAGAAGATCATCACGACCAGGGTGCAGACGAGGGCGCTGATGTCGTACTCGCGGGCAATGGCGTCGTAGGCGGCAACCGTCTCGGCGTGGGCTTTGGCGGCTTCGTCGGCGATGTAGGGGTAGATGGCTTTTCTCATGATGCATACCGCCAGGAGAAACCTCGGTATGACTCGCGCTTGCCGGTACAGATCCAGCGAACCATATCGACGCCATGACCGTCTACGGCTACATCGCCAAGTTTCTCGTAGCGCTTTTCGTCGCCGGATTCGAGATCGACTCGAATGACTGGCTTGCTGGTCGGGTGACCTTTTCCGCCACGCCCGAGCCAAGTCGGTTTGTGCTTCAGCACATCGAACGCGTGCCGCATGTTCTCGGATCGCGTTGCCCACTCGAGATTCGCAACCCGGTTGTCGCCCTTTACGCCGCTCTTGTGGTTGACCTGCTCTTTGGCGAGTGGGTTCGGTACGAATGCGCGCGCAATGAGTTGATGCACGAGCCGCGTTTGCCGCCTCCCATCCCTCCATAGGCTGACATTCAGGTACCCGTCCGGCCTGGGGGATGGCGTCAGAACGCAGCCCTTGATAAGCATATTGACGCCATGACAGCTAACCGTCACTCGTGGCAGAGAGCGCACACCGCCCTGGTCGCTCACTTCATAGCCTGGAAATTCATTGACCAGCAACCATGTCTCATCGCTGTGCGATCCGGGCATCGTGGCGCGCGTCATGCTTGCCGCTCCTTGATCATCGCGTCGGCGATGCTGTACGCAACGTAGGCGAATTTGTCGTTGTGCTCCCTCGCGGATGGCGTTCCCGTGCCGAAGTCAAGCCCTGATGCGGAGCCGACAAGTGCAGCCATCACCTTTGCAGCGAAGTAGTCGCGGACGGTCAACCCACCCCGCGCCCAGGCCCTTGACTCCGAGACCGTGTTCGGTTCCGCTGAGCCCATGTTCGCGACCGGAAACGCCGGGCCGCCGTCATTGATAGGCTTAGTCATTCCGTGCACCCACCTTCGCTATCAGCCAGCATCCCCGTTGCGAGCAACGTCACGGATTCATGCGCTCTCGCACCCAGCGTGATGTTCGGCATCAGCAGCGACTTGCGCACGACGTGGTCGCCCAGTCCGGACTTCAGCTGCCCGACCTTGAAGCTCAAGCGCTCGGCGAGGTCAGCGATGGACTTCGCGGCAGCAGCGTGTTCTTCAACCTGCGGCGCGTTGCACAGGAAGCCTTTGCGCGCGCCGTCCAGCATGGCGCGTGATGCGGCCTCGTGTTGCATGCCGGCGCTTTGGAGACGAGATGCAATGTGCGTGATGTCGGAGAGGAGGGCGGCGTTCATGCCGCACTCCCGGTGGCCCTGGCGATGGCGACGCGATAGCGCGCGATGTCCTCGGGCTTGAGCTGGTCGAACCAGCGGACTGCGTGCTGTAGCGCCACGAGCAGTTCGGCGATCAACTCATCGCGGTCATCAAACGCAGCGAGCTCGTGAGCGGGGATGTTCTGCCATCGGATGTGGATCTCTCGCTGGTCGTCACCGCGCGGAGGGATGACAATCGGCTCATCCAGTGCGACGGACGCCATAAGGCCTTGGCCGTCGCTGTCGGAGAGACCGCGCACGATGCCTGTCACGCGACGACCTTTGTAGTCGCCATGACGGACCCTTTGGCCGATGCGGAGAGAAAGTTCCGCGCCGGCGATCGGCGTTTTCGCGTCAGCCATGGACCACCTCTTGCGCCATCGCCGGAATCATCTTCGCCACATCGCGGCGGTCGATGCCGTTGAACTGACCCACCGCATACAGCGTGCGTGCCGTGTGGTACTGGACACAGACCGAACTACGCAGAAGCGCGCCGATCTCCTCGCTCGTGATGTTGTTGCCCAGGGCGTTGCGCTCGCAAAGCGCCTGGATGGTGAAATGCAACCGTAGGGCTTCGCTGTTCGCGTCGTTCGCGTGCCGGTTCGCTGACATCACCGTCTCCCCAGCGCTTCCGGCGAGATGCCGTTTCAGAAGCGATGATGGACTGTAGCGTGTGCTACTTGCAAATGCAATAGCATCTGCTACTGACGATTATGGTATTTACCCTTAGCATGAGGAGGCGGGCGCAAAAAAAGCCCGCTAGCGCGGGCTTCGTGTTCGGTTGCGGGCCGAATCGGGTGCTACGGCGGCACCTCGGAAGCGCTTAGGTCGCTGCCACAATGCTTGCACCTAATCGCCGCTGGCTGGATGGGCTCCGCGCAGAAGGGGCAAAGTTTGGTGCTGGCGTTGAGGCTGGTTGCCGCGGAAGGGCTTGTGTCCTTTGTGTACACCCAGACGAGCGAGACAACCCAGCCAATAAGCGTCCATCCGAGTAACAAGTTCAGCGCGAAGATCGCTCCGGCGTTTCGGTGGCGCCGACCCGCCGCCGTTGTCGCGGGAAAGAAGTAGATTGCGATGCCCCCGAGTAGAAGGAAAATCCCAAGCATCCATGACCCGAGGGGGACGCTTGTCGCCTCGGCTCCTTTCGGGTGTCGGTACCCAGGCGGCATGATGACCGCGGCCGGCTCGTCCCCGAAGTTCTCTCCGTGCGTCCAGATTTCGCCATCTACTGATGTATTGCTGCCACCCCTGGCGTCGAATCCAACCAGTTGAATGGCGCTCACGCCGCGAGCTGTGCCGACGCAAAGTGGTGGAGCTACCAATATAAATTGGTATTGCGGGCCACCAGCGCGCGAAGCGCCGGCAGGCACCTCCACAACGATACCTTGTATTGTGACGCTCGCACCCTCCTCGACGTTGGTGCAGCCGGCATACGCCATCGAGCACACCCATACTGCGCCGCAGACGACCAAGATGCTCCGCATGGCTCTTTGAGTGATCACTCGTGCCCTGTATGGACGCGGCGACTGAGTTGGTCGTCTAGCGCAGCCAGCATACCGCGCGTCCAAGTCGGATTTCGATGGCACTCGCCGGCTGTGTTTACGATGTATGTGCGCCGCTTGAATTGCGCCACAAAGGCGATTCCGATCACCTCGCCGCTCGATGCTAGGTCAAGCAGTGTTCGCGCCGCCTCCACGGTATCGGTAGAGACTTTGTCAGGTTCGAGAGAGATTGGGCGCTTCATGAATCTTGCCCCCCATCGGGGGAAGCATTGTGCTCGCGTATGAGCATATTCACTTCGAATTCGATGCGGCTGACGACGGCCAAAACGTCGGTCGGGTCTTCGATGTATTCGCCAGTCAAGCCGATGCCATGGTGCGCGACATCCGTCTTGATGGCGAAACACATTCCTCGGATCTCGCCGCGTTTGGCACGTTCGAGCAGGTCCTCAAGGACGTTGATGGTATCGCGATCGCGATACTCAGTTATCCGAATTACCGTCATTGTTTCCCTCGCTTCGGTTGCGTTGTCAATTTTCCGTGCGGTGACCTGGCTTTCCGCTTACCAACGGAGCCGAGCATCAAGCCCATGTCTTGCTTTGGACGGGTGGGGCGGCCTGGCGGTGGGGTTGGTCCGCCATCGAATGGCGTCGCCGGTGGGCGTCGCCGCTCATTGGTGATTGGCCTGTTTTCCGTGCGGCGCCCACTTGCCCAAGGATTGAGCACCGATGCTGGCGCGCCCGCCTTGTCGACAGTTTTACCCAGCAACGTCAAGTGTTCGCGCTGCTCGTCAGGCGGCAACTTGCGAAAAAGCGTAACGAGTTGGGCCTCGAAGGCGCTGAGGTCGCGGAAGAGCATCGCGGGAGTCGCTGGTACCGGTGAATCAAACCAAGAGTTGAACCCAGGCTTGCTCTCCAGTTTGGCGACGGTGTCCTCTTTGATCGGGCGCTCGCCTCGCAGCATTTGACCCACATAGGACCCGTCTAAATAGCCCAGTAGCCGACCGAGGGCGGCGTTGCCCCCGGCCTTGTCTCTGGCGGCGGCCAATCGTTCCCGGCGGTGTAGTTGTATGTCATCGGTTTCCATCATGAAAGGGTAGCGAATGCTTCCGTAGCAAATGCTACTTGCAAACGCTGTAGCAGGTGCTACCATGAAGCACCATGAACCTTGACCAATACCTTGATGAGCCCGATGCGCTCACTGTTGCGCAGCTCCGCGAGAGGGTCGGCGTGAAGAGCGACATCCAAATTCGCCAGTGGCGGCACGGGTATCACGATCGGCAACCGTCGCCTGAGTACGCGATGGCGATTGAGCTGGCCACCGATGGCCGAGTCAGGCGGTGGGACACGCGACCGAAAGACTGGTATCGCATCTGGGCCGAATTGATCGGCGTCGACGGCGCGCCCGCAGTTCCCGAAGAACCCGCGAGCACCAAGGTGGTCTAGCCCATGCCTCACTCCTCCTGGCCGTCCCCGACCGCTCGCTTGGCAATCCTCTCCCGCCAAGCCTTGCGCTGCGCCGGCGTCATCTTCTTCGGCTTCGGGACTTCGATCCCGAGTGCCTGCTTCGCGAAGTCTCGCGACAGCGTTTCCAAGGCGCGCCTGAGCGACAGGCGAACCGCACCCTTTGCCCAGGTCTCCTCGTCCTCGGGTTCCATCGTCCATCCCTGCGGCGATTGGGCCGCTCAAGGAGTCTAGATCATGACAAGCGTGTCGTTCCCCTGCTTTGGACTGGCGGGTCCTCCGAGCTACACCCCCACTCCCGACGACGTCGGCAAGTCCATTTCGGTTTGGGGCAACTGCTTTTTCGTCGGTGGCTCGCCGGTATCCACGGGCCGAGATGCCGCGGAACATGACCAAGCCATCGACTTCGCCAAGGGGAGTGAAGAGTCGGCCGAAATCGAACTCCCAAGTTGGCTGCAACTGAAGGTCGAACCAGCGCCGCCCGAGAAGCGGGCCGCCCGTTGCAGTGACCGCATCACGGTCGCGATCTCGTTCGAAGACTACTTCGGCGAATGGCTGGCCGAGAGGAACTATGTTCGTCCTGACGATGAGCCTGGCATTGCCGCCATGGACGCCAAGAACGCGCAGGCCCCTGCGCCCAGCACCATCTACTTCCGCGGTGAGAAGGTCGACGCCGACGAACTCGCTGCAGCTCTCGCGCTGATCCGCAAGGCCCCGGAGCCGGTCAACACCACTCCGCGTGGCCTGTTGATGGTCGCACCGATCGACCATCGCTGCGGGCGCTGGTCGCAGGAGTAAGCGATGCGCCTCGTTACTTGGATCTCTCTGACGGCAGGCCCAATTGGTCGGACCATGGGCACGCTTGCGGCGGCGTTGCAAGAGCGCATCCCTTACTGGAGCGTGGAGATCCAGTGGGCGTACCTGAAGTACCAGATGCAAGCGCCCGAGCGGCATCGTAAAGCCGTCGCAGCCGACGCTGAAATCCGGCGTCGGCTGCGGGGAGGGTGCTGAGTCATGAGCTACTGTCGATTCAGCTCCGACGACTTTGCCTCGGACATCTACTGTTTCGAGCACTGCGACGGCTACTTCCAAATCTACGTCGCTGGCAATCGTGTTGTGCCGTGCGAGCCATTCCCGCCCCGCGTGGAAATGACCGCTGCGAACGTGGACGCCTACGTCGCGCGCCATCAAGAAGTCATGCGCATTCTCGATGCGTCCCTGCGCGCCGAGATCGGCTTGCCGTACGACGGCGAATCCTTCTCGTTGCCCGACGCTGCCACTTGCGCCGACCAGCTCGAATTCCTGAGGGGTATTGGCTACAACGTGCCGCAGTTCGCCATCGACACGCTCCGCGAGGAAGCCGCTGAAGCGGTGAAGGGGTAGGGCATGCGGGCCGTTCAACCCCTCCGTGTCGGCCTTCCTGGTGCCTTCCTGCGTGCCTTCTCCAAGGCTTGCGCCAACAGCTTCGTATCTGGCACCGCAATGTCCCCGGCCAGGAAGGCGTATTCCCGCGAGATCGTCGTACAGGCTCGCTTGAGGAGCGATTGGACGGCAGCCATCGCCCACATGTCGTTGGTTGGTTTCACTCGTTGCGTCGCTGAAGTTGTCCATGCATTCATTGCAACTTTTTTTGCCCAACTGAACGAGTCATGCCGAGTCATAAATCATGACGAATGATGCGGCGATGCAGTTTGAAATGACCAATCGCCCAGCAATGCAGGCGATCGACCCGGCGCTGATCTACAAACAGCCGACGTTCACGAAGGCGCTGCATCTGTGCCAGACGTTGAGCGGTAAGGATGACGCGCAGTTCTACGGCGCTACCGGTGTCGTGAAGGATCAGGCGCAGTGGTCTCGAATCATGGGACAGGCCGGATCCGCGAATTTTCCACAGGACAAGTTGAACTTGTTCATGGATGTCGCCGAGAACGAGGCGCCGATGTTGTGGCTGCTGCACTCGCGCAATTACGACATTACGACGCTGCGCCACGTGGAGACCCAGACGGAGATGCGGCTCCGCATCGCGTTGGAGGAGTTGAAGCGCGAAAGGATGGAGCGCGAGATAGAGCGCCGGATCTTCAAGGAAATTCGCGCCACCTGATTGAAGGGCGCTTGCTGGCGCCGCACCAACTGATTTCCTTCGAGGAACCCACCATGCTCACGCACCCACACATCGCCCTCACGTTCGGACTGAACGAAAGGGACGCACTTATCCATGCCGCTTCCCGCGGGGATATTGTCGAGATCGATCGCATCACCGACGACTTGGCGAGGCAAGGCGTGTGCCGCAACCGTGGCGACCAATCGAGGATGCCGGAATGGATCGCGCGCCGGCCCGCTGATGCCGCACCGCTCGACATCGGCACCGAGATCGCCAATGGCTTTCGCGACGCGTTCGAGGCGGGGAGACCGGCGGTATGAGCTACGCGCCGAAGCAAGGATCCGACGAGGCTCGAATGGTCGCTTGGCTCAAGACCCAGCAACGCAGCAAGCCAGCTGGCGCCTGGTCACGAAACTGCGTGATGGCCAGGGCGCTCGGCGTCGAAGGTAACGCCGTCCCGTCGACGCTCAAGGCTGCTGTCGAGGCTGGCTGGGTCGAGCGAATGAGGAATTCGACCGGACGAATCATGTGGCGGATGACTCCGATGGATGGGGCGCCGGTGCCACCAATGCCGGTCTTTCGCCTCGATTGGCCACCGGGCTTCTCGTCGAAATTCGATTCCGTCGTCGTGCCGGCTTGGCAGCCGAAGGCGAGGAGTTGAGATGGCGCACGTGCTTGGAAAATACCTCGGCGGCGTTCGTTCCGCCAACGACCTCAAAGCGCGATCCCGCGTCGCAGACGGTGAGGATGCGTGCTGGCTCTGGCAACTGGCGCTGGACTGCCGCGGCACCCCGAAACTCTGGTTCGCTGAGTTTCGCGCCACCGTCACAATCGGCGGCGTCATCTGCTTTCTGAAGACGGGGAAGCGGCCGGCGCCGGATGTGGTCTGGTATCCGCACTGCGGCGTCAGCACTTGCGCCAATCCAGGGCATTGGCGCGCCGGTACGCTATCGGCTGCGTGCCAGAGACACCCGCGCAAAAACCCCATGTTGCACGCCGCAAAGGTGGCGATAGGGCGCCGAGCGCAGTCGCGCCTGGATGATTCGCATATCACTGATATTCGCGCTAGCACCGACAGCCTCGATGCGTGCGCGGCACGACACGGTATCAGCAAGACGCACGCCGGGAACATTCGGCGCGGAACCGCCAGAAAGTCTGTGGTGATCCCTGCGGCGAGCGCCTTCAACTGGAACGGGGTCGCATGACAAACGTCGCCTCAACCAGCCGCGAGGCCTACGAAGCCATCCGCGCGGACGGTACCCTCTCGCGGCAGCAGCAGATCATCGTCGACGCCATCTCTGTCGGCAGGAATTACAGCTTGCAGGAGTTGTGCCGCGCGACGGGGCTTCCGATCAATACGGTGTCTGGTCGGTGCAATGACCTTCGCCACCTGGGTGTGCTAGAGCTCGGCCCGACGCGCGCTTGCAACGTCTCCGGCAGGCAGATCCACCCCGTCCGGCTGGCCGCGGTCGGCGAAGCGCAGGGAGCGTTGTTCTCGTGAGCCAGCCTCTCCAATTGGCAAATGATCGCCTGCACGCCATCGCGGAGTGCCGCGAGATCGCACGTCGCCACGGCCTGACGGCTTGCGAGGTATTTCCGCCCGAGACGACCGGCATCGACATGCTCGATCTCGACGCGGTCAAGGCCGCGGGCCTGAACTCGCGCTCAGAGTCGGAGCGGCTGCTGGCCGCCCACCGCAAGCAGGAGGGCCTGCGCTGATGGCTGGTGGCATCGAATGGTATCGCGCGCACCACGGCACGGTGTCGGACCCGAAACTCGGGCTTGTGGCATCGAAGGCTAGGGTGCGTCGCGGCGATGTCATCGCGATGTGGCACCTACTCATGGAGGCAGCCAGCGCCTCGGAAGATCGCGGCAACCCCGGTATGCCCGACTTTGAATCCATCGACTTCCTGCTCGGCATGGAAGAAGGTGACGCTGAGCGCGTTTACGGCGTCATGGTCGACAAGGCCATGGTGATTCGCGCATCGGGGCGGCTTGAGGCATGGGACAGGCGCCAGCCAAAGCGCGAGCGGGACGACGACAACGCAACGGAGAGAAAGCGCCGGCAACGCGCCCGTGACGCCGACGCCGACAACCAAACAAAACCAAACGAAGACACATCACGCCATGTCACGCCATGTCACGCCACCGATGACGATGTCACGCCTAGAGAAGAGGAGAGGAGAGAAGAAGTAAACCCAGCATCACCTAACGGTGATGCTTCGTCCGAATCTGGCGATTCGCCCACCGCGACTGGCGGCAAGGCTCGGAAGTTGGCATACCCCGACTGCCCTCACGGCGAAATCCTTGCCTTGTGGGAAAAGCTGCTGCCGGACAATCCGCGCCACAACCCAGCGTTGTGGAACGGCAAGCGTGCGGAGGCTCTCCGAACTCGTTGGCGCGAAACTGCCAAGGAGAAAGGCTGGAAGACGCAGGATGACGGCCTTCGCTTCTTTGCCAAGCTGTTTCGATTCGTCGCGACGAGCCCGTTCCTCACGGGTAAGGTTGAACCCTCGCCGGGTCGGCGGCGATTCTTTGCGAAGCTTGAGTGGATCGTGGCGCAGGAGAAGTGGAATCGCGTTCTGGAGAGCGACTACCACGACCAGGGCTACGTTCCGGACGAAGAAGAGACTGAAGAGGTGCCCGCATGAGCCGTACCTTCAGCCTCGACACCGAGCATGCACTGCTGTCGGCGATCATCACGCACCCGGAGACTTTTGACCGGGTGGCGGACGTGGTCACCGAGCGGGACTTCGTCAACGTCGGCAATCGAGCCATCTTCGTTGCGGTGTCGGCGCTCGTGATGGCGAGCAAGGCCGTGGATGTGCTCACGGTGCACCAGAAGCTCGGCGAACTCGGCACGCACGACCTGTCCGTTACGGACATCAACGCGATTGCGCAGAGCCTGGGCAGTCCACGCGCGGCGCGGCGCTACGCCGAGATCCTGCGCATCGCCTCGATTGAGCGAAACCTGTCCGCGGCCATCGAGGAGGCGGCAGCGATCGCCGAGGGTGATGGCGAGTTGAACGGCCGACTTGAGCAGATCACGGCGCTCTTTAGCGGCATGGCACACAAGACCGTGCGCAAGATGCCGCGGCTGATCAGTGATCTTCTGATCAACCGGATCGACTACTACACCGCGTTGTCCATGGGCGAGATCCCGAGCGCCTGGCGAACACGGATCCCAACTCTGGATCGCCTCCTATCCGGTGGACTGCGCGGAGGCAAGGTCTACGTCGTGGCTGCGCGACCGAAGGTCGGCAAGACCAGTCTGTGCGCCCAAATCGCAACGACGTTCGCCAAAGACGACGGGCTGCCGTCGCTGATCCTCACCCAGGAGATGCCGGACACCGAGGTGACAGACCGCGCGATCTCCAACGTTGGTCGAGTCCCCTACAGCAATCTCATGACCGGCAAGCTGACGAACGACGACTGGGGCTGCATGACCGAGGGTGTTGAGACGCTGTCCCGGGTGCCGATCTGGATCGACGATCAGGGCGGCCTGACGCTCAACGACATCCGTAGCAAGGCGCGCGCCGTCAAGGGCTTGAAGCTACTGGTGATCGACTACTTGCAGCTGTGCTCAGGCAGCACTGGTCGAGCCGGCGCCAATCGAAACGAGGAGATCGGCGAGATCAGCCGCGGTATCAAGACGCTGGCGAAGGAGTTGGACTGCGCCGTTCTGCTGCTGTCGCAGTTGAACCGCGACGTGGAGAGCCGACCCGACAAAGAGCCGCGGCTCTCTGACCTGCGCGAGTCCGGATCGATCGAGCAGGACGCTGACGCCGTGATCTTCCTCTGGCCGGTGCGCGACTTCGATACGTTCGGGCACAAGTTGATCGCCTGTGGCGTCGCGGCGAACCGAAGCGGATCCACGGGGAAGTTCGGCCTGGACTTCCAGGGGCGCTACCAACTCTGGAACGAGAGCTCCGAGGACATCAAACCCATCGCTGCCGCTTCGCGTGGCAAGCGTCACTTTGAGGCGGATTAACCAATGAAACTCAATTGCAAGGTCGGCGACATCGCTGTGATTGTGGGGGCTGAGGATCCATGGAGTGAAATGGATGTAGGAAAATTCGTGCGGGTGGTCGAGGCTGGTGACGATTGGAGCTCGGACGGCGACTCGCGATTTCATTGGGCGATTCGTTCGGCAAGCGGCGGCCTGTTGGCCTGTTGCGACGGGCACTGGCAAAACCCCACGATGGGCAGTCTCGTCGACATCCCGGATGCGATGCTTCGTCCCCTCCGCGACCCGGGCGCAGATGCGGTCGACGAGATGGTGATCATCACCGGCCGGCCTGAAGAGGTGGCAGCGTGATCACGCTCGGCTGTTTGATGTTCCTCGTCGCGATTCTGGCCGAATACCTCTACCCGACACCAGCGCTCCACGAGACGTGGGACCAGAAACATGACGCGATTGCGGTCTGCGGAGTGTTCGGTGTTTTTCTGGCCGCAGTCGGCGCGCTGATCTTGCTCTGGGGGATGGTGTCGTGAACCGCGGCGCGCCACTTCGGAGAACCGCATTCAAGCGTAAACCGCCGGTGCGCGTGACGCTCCCGCTCGACGACGACCTCGTCGTCACCCTCGAACGCATCGCGCCGCGGCTGTACCGGGTGCCAGCGCCAAGTGCGGCGGTGTTCAACCCGCAGCCCAAGCGCGAGTACGTGGTCGACGAAGGCTATCGACGCGCAGTGGCCGCGTTGCCATGCTACCGATGCGGCATCGTCGGATTCTCGAATGCCTGCCATTCGGATTCTGGAGCGGACGGGAAAGGTGAGCGCATCAAGGCTTGCGATCTCACCTGTTGGCCTGGGTGTGTCGCGCGAGGCTTCGATGCGCCCGGATGCCATTTTTTGGTAGGCATGACGGCGCTGATGAACCGCGGCGAGAAACGCGCCTTCGAACTCCGAGCAGCTGCCGATACGCAGGCCACGCTGATCACCAACGCTGCGGGCGATGCGAAGTTGAGGGCGGTACTGGCCCGGGTCGGACTCATTAGAGGAACAACCGCATGAGGGTTCTATTCCTCGACATCGATGGCGTGTTGAATAGCACACGGACGGCGCTCGCTTTCGGCGGCTACCCGTTTGAGTTGGAGCATCAAGCGGCGTTTGATCAAGCGGCGCTTGGCATGATTCGCCGGCTTTGCGAGGTGGGTGGTTTGAGCATATGCCTTTCATCGGCATGGCGTCTGGGGCGCGACCCGCACGACGTGGCGAACGCGCTGAGGCTGCCGATCATGAGCAAGACGGGCAACGGAATGGGTCCACGCGGGCAGCAAATCGCCGACTGGCTCAAGGCTCATCCCGAGGTCATCGAGTACGCAATCCTTGACGATGATTCAGACATGCTCGACGAGCAACTGCCACGCTTCGTCAAGACGGACGGCCACGAGGGGTTGAGTTGGCGCGACTTCCTGAAACTCTGCGAACTATTCAATGTTTCACCCTACGAAGGTGGTCCGCGCGAGCGCCTTTGGATGCAAGACAAATCCTTGGATTGGACGGGCGCCGCATGACCACCGTCACCCTCTCCGATGGCCGCGAGGTCGAAAGCGATTCGCCCGAGTGGAGGGCTGAGTGTCTGCATCGTCACCGCCAAGTTCAGGAGATTCTGTCGATGCGCGGGAACTCGAACCGCGGCAAGCGGGCCGCCTTCATCGAGCAAGTGGACTTCCTCGAAGGCGCTGAAGCGGGGCGCCGGTTGCGGGAGCGTGTTCGCGCGGAATGGCCCAAAGGGGAGGGTGCTTGACCGAACCCCTCGACGTCATCGTCAGCACCCGCCAGGGCGCGCACAAGGTCGCGAAGCTGGCCTACGAGCGCGCGCAGATGCTGATCGCCGACGGCAAGGAGGTGCGTATTCGGGCCGAAGAGGCTGAGAGCGACCGCACCCTGCGGCAACTGCGATTCTATTGGGGCGTCGTCCTAAAGGAAATCTCCGAACAGGCGCGCATCAATGGCGACCAATTCGCGGCCGAGGCATATCACGAGCTGTGCAAGCGACAGTTCCTCGGCTACGAGATCAAGAAGGTCAAGGTCGCGGGGCGCAAGCGCACATCGGTACTGCGGCGCCTGCGCTCGACGACTGGCCTGTCCGTGAAAAAGATGAGCGAATACCTTGAGAAAGTCCTAGCCTTCGGTGCGGTCGACCTAGGCGTCATCTTCAGCGAAAAACGCTGGGAAGACTATCGCGGCCAATGAAACACGACACGCTGAGGAGCGGAGACCATGAGCACTGACGCACCAACTCTCGGCGAGCGCTACTCCCGCGCTATGGGGACGAGCCATCTCGAGATGTCCACGCTGAGGCGCGGAGATGTCGATTTGATAATCGCCGCCGGCCTGGTCAAGGAGACCATGGGTACGATGCTCTATCGCCTCATGGCCGAATACGACAATGCTCGCGGAGATTGCTCGCTCGCGCGACGGAACTCGGATGCGTCGGCCGCGCGCGCAAAGGCCGAGTTGAGTCTCCGTATGGCGGCCGAGGAACATCGCCGTCGGCGGCGCGGCGACCCCGACCTGTCCCCACTCGACGCGCAGGCTCTTGTCGTTGAGCTCGCCAAGGCAATCCGAGAGCAAGCCAAACACGAAACCCAGATGGCTCACGCCTTCGTGCTGCTCAAACTCAAGAGCCTGCCGGAAGTGAAACAGAGGTTCGGCGCATGGTCCATGAGCATCGCCCAGCGTGTCGGCTTCATGGAATGTGGGCCGATGCCGAAGACTGACCCGGATAAGGACGCCGCCTTCCACGCATGGCGCGAGCGCGTTCGGGATCGCCTCACCATCGTCAACGCACTGTCCGGTCGCGTGCTCGACGCGCTGCTCGACCCGACGTGCCATGAGTGCCAAGGGCGCGGCTTCAGTGGAGGGTACGATGGATCGCCGCAGATTCTGTGCACCCGGCGTCAGGGCTGCGGCGGATCCGGGCGACGCAAGACGACCTTGGGCAAGAATCCCGCTCAGCATGACTTCGCCCTCTACCTCTTCGACGAGTCTTCGATGATGCTGACCGAGGTAGAGCGCCAGATGAGGCTGGCCCGTGAGACAGTCGATGAGGCAAAGACGACGCTGTCTCTTGCTGAGCAACAGGCCAATCGTTGATGACGGCAGGAGCCGGAAGGAAGGATTTCAGCATGAAGACATTCGAGGTATGGCACGCCTACTTGCCGACAGATATGGGCCAGACGATCCCGAGCCCCGCCTTCCTTGTCGGTCGCGCGGAAGCCGAGACGTTCCAAGACGCGTGCAAGAAGCTTTGCGGGGACAGCGAGTACTTCCAGATCGCTGAGAATGGCGACGTATTCGACTGGGGTCAATTGTTCCCGACGGAGTGGGAAGCGAACGATGGGTTCGCCGAGGCGTACAAGAGGTATTGCATATGACCACCTACAAGACCTCTGAGTTGGGCGGCGTGCTGCTCGACTACGCTGTCTCTCTCTGCGAGAAAGGACAATTTGAGTACGCTCGCACGCTCACCAACCCTGCGAGAATCATCGGAGTCGGCATTCGAGAGGGACGGACCGGCAGGACATACTCGCCTTCGACCGTTTGGCTGGACGGCGGCCCGATCATCGAGCGCGAGCGGATCGCTTTGATAGCCGGAAGCGAAGTTCAGCCAGGTCACAACTGTTGGACGGCTAAGATGCCGGGGCCTCATGGCTACTACCCGGAAGAGGGGAGTGTCATCGCATTTGAAGGGCCCCTCGTTGCAGCGATGCGCGCCTACGTTGCCAGCAAGCTCGGCGAGACGGTGGAGCTGCCATGAGCCACGGCAGCTTCCTTCCCGCCGTCGTCGGCATCTCTATCTTCAGCTTCTTCCAAGCGGTGGCGACAATCATGCGTTCCCAGCATCACCCGGAACCACCGGCACCGCCATTGCCGCCGATCGTCGCAGAGAAACCCGTCGTCGCGTGCCCTAACGGCGGCGGCCAATGGATTCATGTTCCAAATGACGGTGCACGCTGGACGTTGGTTTGCAAGGGCGCCCCATGAAGATGCGCCGCCGCCAACTAGGCCGCAACGATCCGCTTGCGCTCCCCGACTTCTCGCGCTAAAGTCCGCATGCCCAGCTTGGTTTTGTCCCGTTGGGTAATTCGATCGCGAACTATCGCGTAAACCGGTTCGACCGGTAGCCCCTGCTGGGGCGAAGCCATCGCCAAATCAGCCCGCCAGATTCGCTCTGCGGGCTTTTTGCATTCTGGAGCCCCTATGCACCGTGCCGCCACCCTCGCAATCCTGACTCTGGCGGCCTCGCTGGCTTCCTGTGCGACCGCACCCCCCCCTGTCGCCCACGATGACCCGCACCCGGGAAGCGTGCAAGTCAAGGCCAATCACTGCGATGACCGCGGCGGCGTCGATGCGCTTCTCCTGCAAGTCGAAGGCCCCGGCACCGTGACCATTCGATGGTCGAACAAGGGTGTCTGCGGCGACTCCGTCTAGCCCATACCCTTTCCACATTCCAGCCCGTCCGGCATTGCGCCGCACGGGCTTCTTTCGTTGTGCAAGGAAGCATCATGTCCCGTTCTGTTGTTGGTACCGTTACCCTTCTGGCTGTCGCTGCATCGTCGCTCGCCGACGCCGTTGACCACTACACCGCAGTCTTCACCGAGGCTGCCGGCGCAACGCAGACGGTCAGCCTTCCCATCGACGGCATTGCGGTAGCAGTCACTCTGGACGCTGGTTCGTGGAGCGCCACGATCGTCGCGTCCGATGCTGCTGGGAATGCGCTCACCGCGCCGGCAGTCGCCACCGTCAACGGGGGTCAGCCGGGTCCGCTGGTTGTGACTGATGTCGTCGTTGTCATGGTGAATGTGCCGTCCGCGATGGATCTGTCCGTCTCGGCGTGATCGACGAAGACGACGAGGAAATGGGCGCGCGCATTGGGTTCTGGATCTGGCTCGCGATCCTGCTGGAGCGCCGCTTCCGTCGGCGAATCGTTCGCATCCCAATCGCGCTGGATCTGCGCATCGCGCACCACCACCCGCACAAGACCTGAACGGTCCGTAGACCCCACTTCGATCGGGCGCTGCGGAGAGCACGAGCACCCCTGTAAGGAAACTCCATGGCAGACAAAATCGTAGGCGTGGAGGCGTTGCCTTCCGGCACAGGAATCCCTGTCCGGTTCGTCGACCAGGGCGATGGAACATTCGCCCTGAAGATCGCGACCACTGGCGGCGGTGGAGGCGGTGGCGCGGCCACGGTCGCTGACGGCGCAGACGTGGCTGAAGGCGCGATCGCCGACGCTGCGGTCACGGCTGGCGCAGCCGGCACCATCTCTGCCAAGCTCCGGTCGATTTCGCGGGACCAGGCTACCCAGATCACCGCCGAGCAAGCTACGGCGAACGGCATCGGGACAACGGCGGATGCTGCGGTCACCGCCGGCGCCGTTGGGACGGTCCTCGCCAAGCTGCGCTCCATCTCGCGCGACTTGATCGCCAACATCGTCCTGGCGGCCGGCGAGAACATCATCGGCAAGACGGCCGGCATTGTGGCTACGCCGTCAACCACGGTCACGCGACCCGCGAACACGACGGCCTACGTGGTCGGCCAACTCGTCGCCAACAGCACGACCGCCGGCAGCGTCACCGCATTACAGTTCACGGCCTCCAGGCTGGCTGCCGGCTCGGCGACCATCCGCCGCGGACGCCTGAGCAAGACCAGCACGTCGACGACGAACGCAGCTTTCCGGCTGCACCTCTTCAGCGCATCGCCATTGGCCCCCACGAATGGTGACGGGGGCGCCTTCGTCCCTGTCGGCGCCGCGAACTACCTGGGTGCGCTCGACGTCACCAGCATGATCGCCTGCACGGATGGCGCAGCCGGCAACGGTGCCCCCCTGATTGGCAGCGACATCACCTTCGCACTGTCCTCCGGCACGACGATCTACGGCCTGCTCGAGGCGCGCGGCGCCTACACGCCGACCAGTTCCGAGGTCTTCACCGCATACCTGGAAATCTTCCAGAACTGAGGCTGTGAGCTACGCCTCGCTGTTTCTGCGCGCGCTTTCCGGGAGCGCGTCGGCGTCGCCCTTCGTGCTCGCGCCTTATCTTGGTGTTGTCGCAACCCGCTCGCACATTCCGAATGTGTCGAGCGGAACGAACAACTACGCGAACTGTCGGACCGCGCACGTTGCGACCGAAGACCTGACTGCCATCCAGTTCAAGTATCCCGGCTGGTTTTGCCCATCCACCGAGAGTACGGCAACAGCAGTACTGAACTACGCCATCGGGGTCGAATACCCATCGGGCACTTTCACGCAGGCGCTTTGGTCGGGCGCCAGCCCAGGAGTCGCACCGCAAAACGGCGATACCGGCCTTTGCGATCCTGTAGCGGTCGTCATCCCGAAAGGGTCGATATTCTGGTTGCGCCCGTTCGTCAAAACAGCGACAGGAACGGGCGGCGGGATCATTAGCACGCAAGCGACGGTATCTACGCGATGGGCGGCTCAAGGAGAGGCGTGTGCCTTTTCGGCAACTAGCCTCTCGGATCTGTCGTTGGGCGGCACGATCACGGATGGCGGCTCTGGCGCGTTCATCTACCCCATGTGCATCGTTGCGACGACCACGAAGGCCTCGTTCTTCTTGCTGGGCGACAGCCGCACGATCGGTTCAACCAGCGCAGGCGGTTCGACGGCACCCGACAGCAACGGCAACATGGGCCAGGTCGCGCAGTCGCTTGGCGTCGGCTACGGCTTCATCAACTGCGGCGTCGGTGGCTCGCAGCTCTCGCAGTTCAACACGGGTGGCCGCAAGCGCCAGATCCTCGGCAACACGTACTGCAGCCACGTCATCAACGGCTACGGCATCAACGACATCCGCACGGCAGGCGGGAACCGGACGGCGCTCCAACTGCAAGGCGACTTCACCATCGCCGCCAAGCGTTTCCCGACCAAGACAGTCATCGGCTGCACGCTTTCGCCAGCCACGACGGGCACGTTTACCACTGCGGGCGGGCAGACAGCAGATGGAAACGCTGCGGCGCGCCAGACATTCGACGCATGGATGCTGACCAAGCCTGCGCCATACAAATACACCGTCGACATCGCTGCGCAGACGCAGGACACGACCCTCACGGATGTCTGGTTGGCGAACTACACGGGTGACGGCTTGCACTGTGACGCCGCTGGTTACGCCGCAATCGTTGCCTCTGGCGTCATCAGCGGCCCACAGTTAGCTGGCCTGTTCCCATTGCCGCAGTTCAGCATGTTGTCGCTGAACGTCGACCCGCTGAAATCGGTGCTCTGGACGGACTTCTCGAATCCAGCCACGACGCCGACGACCGGGACGGGACTGAACGGCTGCGGTTCCGGCTATTCCTGGACGGGCAGCGTTGCGCCGACCTACGGGGCCACGTCTTTCAATGGCGGCCCGGGCTACACGTTCAACGGCACGACTCAGGGCCTGCTTGGCGACGCCTCAAGCCTCAAGCCGTTCACGAGCGGTCTGGCCGGCGTCACGCTGGCGGCCCTGTACCAACTCACTACCGTGCCGGGCGGATCGCGCTGCATCTTCGGCGCCACGATAACCGGCTCCAACAGCGAGCGCGCGATCCTCGGCGTCAACTCGAGCGGCTTCCCGACGATGACCTATCGCCGGCAAGACGCTGACGCAGCCACGACGATTACCTCAAGCGTTGCTCTTGCGACGAACACGCCGACCCTCGTGGTCGGAGTCTTTGACGCTGCCAACAATGTGACGACGCTGTCCCTGAACGGCACCGTCACGGCCACCGGCACCTTCGTGACTTCGGGGGCGACAACGTTCTCCGCGACGACCTCGAACAACGTGACGATCGCTACGCTGAACTCGCTACTGGTGGCGATCGTCGCCCGCGAATTCGACATGTTCGACAGCGCGCTGTCGACGGCGAATCGCCAGAAGGTCGAAGGCGATATTGCCTGGCGTCAAGGTCTGCAAGCCAGCGTCCTGCCGACGACTCACCCGTTCTACAACGCCCCCCCGACTTCCTGACCCGCGGCTCTCACCGACGCCGGCTCGCTGGTGGGTGGCGGCGTGGGTCGATCGAGCGACGCCTCGCCGTATAGGAAATACGCGTGGTCGATCTCCTCAGCGGGATCCTGCGGCAGCTTGCGCGCTCGCAAGTTGATCCACACGAGGGCGGCCACGGCCGCCACAGCCACGACGGCGAGCCAGTACGGGTGAGACCAGAGCATGCGGCGTCCTTACAAATGGATACGCAGTCTATCCCGCTTGGGGGCTGAGGCGACGCCTCGACCCATGCGCATTGCAGCAAAGAAGCAAATATGACCGCTCCCAACGCCTTTCTGGTCGACAAAAACCAGACTCTCACTCCCGGCATTGGAGTCGCCGTTGATCCGACGACGGGTGTCCCGACGATGCTCACGCTCAACAACGTGGGTGCGCAGGTCTCCACAGCCATGGGTGGCGGTGGGGGCGTCACGTCGTTCTCGGCGTTGACGGACAAAATCACGGCCGACATTGTCGGCACCAACACAGGCGTCGGAGCGCTTTCGACCGCCGTCACGGGCCGGGTCGCCGTGCCGCTTGGCTGGAATGCGGGTACCAACACGCCGACGCTCACCAGCGGAACGGCCGCCGCCAGCAACAGCTACATCGTGACGACTCCCGGGTCTACGGCTCTGGACGGCATCTTCACATGGGTTGTGGGTGATGTCGCGGTCTTCGGCGTGGGTGGCTCGAGCACGTGGTCGCGCCTTGTGAACGGCGGCGCCAATCTCTTCGCCGCGCTGGCCGACAACGTCACGGCTGACATTGTCAGCATCAATACCTCGGTGGGCAACATTGCGACGGCTGCCGCAAATGCGGCCACCTCGGCCACTTCGCGAATCAGCGTCCCGCTTGGCTGGAACGCATCGACCAACGTGCCGGCCCTGGTCACCAGCACGGCGCCAACTGGCATCGCCAATGCGTACGTCGTCACGACTGCAGGAACCACCACGCTGGACGGCCTCACGAATTGGGCGATCGGCGACATCGCCCTGTTCGGCCAAGGGGGCGCCAACACGTGGTCGAGGATCGCCGCACCCGTTCCCAAACTTCAGCTTGTCCTGCCGGCCGCCACGGATACCTTCACTGGCACGACTGTGCAAGGGCTGGTGGCGGCGGCAACGATCACCCTCTGGCAGGCTGTCGGCATCAACAGTTCGGGACAAGTCGCGCTCGCCGGCGCCAGCAACGGCATCTTGTGCATGGGCTTGGCCATCGCTGGCTATGCATCGAGTGCTGCCACGGAATTCCTGAACCACGGCATCGCGCGCCATGACGCGTGGACATGGACGCCGGGCGGCTTGGTCTACATGTCGACGACCGCCGGCACGTTGACGCAAACGCTGCCCGCCGCGACCGGCAACGTTGACCAGATCATTGGTATCGCACTGAGCGCGACGACCGTCCTGGTCAATGTCGGCCAAGCCTTCAGCCAAGTGCACGCATAAGCCCGCATGGCCGCAAAGAACATTGTCGCCAAAGACTGGTCGAGCTGGCTCACCAGTTTCGATGGGCGCATTTGGAGCGCGTGGCCAGCTGGCGACAAGCCGACCGGCTATCAGGTGGCGCCGAGGCTGCTTGCTCTCGACACGGACTCGGGTTCGCTGACGGGCGGCGAGAACAACAAGGGGTTCACGCTCGAGGCCTATGGCTACGCCCTCGGGCGGTCGGACCAGTTAGGACAGGCGACGGGTGCGCGCGTGTTCTTTCGTGACCCGCTGGGTGACAACGCATGGCATGAGGTCGACAACTATCGCGCACTGACGCTGCCAAACGTTTTCGTCACGCACCAGTTGATGGCGATCCTGTTTCAGATTGGCTCGCTGGGCGGCCTGATGACTGCCGGCCGCGCACTCGACGTAAAACTCACCGTCAACGGCGTCGACACCAACATCCTGACCGCGGCGTTCATCGTGCAGCCGGGGCGCACGTGGTACGTCGACAACGTCGCTGGCAACGATGCCACCGGCAAACCTGACGACATCACCAAGCCGTTCCAGTATCTCCAGAACTACGGCGGCGCAAACACGGCCGTCGCGGGGTCGCTGTGGGCCGCCACGACCGCGCAGGGCGATGCAGGACTGCTCCCCGGTGACTGCATCGTCGTGCGCGCGAACTCGGGGACGCCCTACGTGGATCAGGTGGGATTCGACAACCGGTGGGCGCGCTTCCAAGAGAATCGCCACAACGGATCACCTGCCACCGGCGCCGCGGGGCACGGCAACATTCGAATCACGCGCTATCCCGGCCCGATTCTCGGCAACGCGCCCGAGACGCCGTACTACCAAGATCCGAGCAGCGGCCGCGGCGGCATTATGGGGCCGATCAGCGCCCACGCAAACGCCGGCGCCCTCACGTCGGGGCAGTACGTCAAGCTGAGCGGACTCAAGGTCTTCAGCGCGGCTGCATCGAGCGCGACCGACGGCGCACCGATCAACCTGCAACAAGGCGCCGACAACTGGTGGGTGTCGAACTGCGAAGTCTCGTGGCCGACGCTGACGGGTGCGCTCGCGGGCGGCATTCCTGGACAGGGCGACAACGTCGTTCTGCAATTCAACTACGTCCACGACGTCGGTTGCCTGCAGACGAGCATGACCAACCACGGGATCTATGTCGGCTCGGGCAATCAGTCCATCTCGGGCGGCTTCAACGGCCCGTGCTCGCACAACTGGATCATTCGGTGGAATCGGGTCGAGGACATCACGGGTGGCTCAGGCATTCAGTTCAACGACACGCAGGGCTCGGGTGACAAGTTCACGGGCCACAAGGTCTACGGCAACTGGATCAAGAGCGCCGCGAAGAACGGTCTGACCTGCGCGAGTTCGGTGCAATCGGTCGACATCTACAACAACATCTTCATCAACTGCTGCGGTGGCCCCCAGAACGGCGGCTCGTTCAAGATCAGCGACAACGTCGCGTCGCGAGCGATCAACTTCACCCACAACACGATCGTCCAGACGGCAACGACGGGCGCCTATCCGTACCTGTTGGTCAATGACGGCGGCGCGATCACGAGCGGCACGGTCAATATCAATCACAACATTTTGTGCCTGATGACGGGGCATAACTCGTTTCTCGACTTCAATAACTTTGGCGCCGGCGATACCGCCGTCACGCTCGACTACAACAAGTACTTTGATTTTGGCGGCGTCGTATTAACTGCCCCATCGAAAGATCTGCACGCGGGTACCGCTTATAGCAATCCGCTGTTCACCAGCCTGTCGACATTCGACCTGACGTTGGCCGCGGGCAGTCCGTGCCTTGGCGCCGTCGTCGCGGCCGAGCCTGTTGCGATAGCGACCGACTTCTACGCCATCGCGCGACCACAGACAGGGACGGGCGTGCCGAGCGTCACCTTCAATGACATCGGCGCGACGCAGGGGATTGGCACATGACGATCACGATCTATAGCGCGGTCGATGGGGGAACCGATTCCTCCAACAACACGACCAACAAAACCGTCACCTTCTCCAGCGCCGGCGGCATCGCGACCGGCGACCTGATGTACGCGGTCGCGGCGACGAACAATACCTCCGCCCACAACCTCGTTATTTCTGATAACCGGGGCAATACCTGGACGCAGATCGCGGATGTCAACGACACGCGCGGGCTGGGCGTCTGGCAGGCGGTCGCGAATGTCGCCACGAATGGCACCACGCCGACCGTCACGTTCGGCAAGGCGGGTAGCTCGGTCGAAGTCAGCGCCGCCATCTTCGCGGTGACGGGCGAGCATGCCGACCTGCTGGACGCCGCGGTCACGACGGCATTCAACGCTGGCAGCACGGCGCCGCAAGTAGCCGTCGGCCCGAACACCTTCACGAACGACCTGGTCGTTGGCTTCATGGTCACGCGCAACGTGGCCTTTGCCACGGCGACGCCGCTGTCCGGGTATACGCCGCTCATTGGCAACGACAACGTGGGCTCGGCGCAGCAACTGCGCATCATCACGCGCGCCACGACGACGACGGGAACATGGACGCCAGGCTGGACGCTGTCGGCCTCAACTTTCTGGTCCGCCGCGGCGTTCATCATCAAGGGCTCGACCACTGCACCCACCATCACCGGCGTCAGTACGAAGACGCCGCGGCACCTCGGGTCGCTGACGCTCACTGGCGTCAACTTCGGGGCGACGCAGGGCACGGGCTCGGTCGCGTTGGGCGGAACTGTTTGCGCCGTAACGTCCTGGTCGGATACGTCCATCACCGTCACGGTCGCCCGCGGAACGAATGGCTACGGAACTGCCGTCAGCCTCGTCGTGACCGTCAACGGTGGCGCGACTAGCAACACCTCCGCGTTGGTCACGGGCATCCTGCCGCAAGCCGGCTGGGCCTACGTCACCCTGGCCACGCCCTATGCGACGACGGCCAATCGCCTCACCGCCAGTGCTGATCTCGCGGCCGCGAATCAAGTCGCCTACGACACCAAGGGCGGCAGCGTCGGTGTTCAGGCAAACGGGACGTTCTATTGGACGCCTCCCACGACGACTACCAACGTTGAGGCCTGGACGGCGGCCGACGGCTGGGGTGCAACGGCGCTCGAGACTCTCGGCGCGATCGTGCTGCCCATCGTGTTGTCGATGACTCAGCTGGCGCGACTGATCGGGGCGGCCTACATCAACCCGACGCCGTTCACGCCCGTGATCCTCGGGATTCCGGTCAAGGGCCAAGCCCTGACCTACGTCACACCAGGCTATACCGGCCCGATCACATCGCAACAGTGGCATGCCAATGCTGGCACTTCCGGCCCGGTGGCGATCAGCGGCGCGACGGGCTCAACCTACACGCCGGTCACAGGCGACGTGGGCAAGTGGTTCAGTGTGCGCGTCACGACCCCAAGCGGCACCTACGCCAGTACTGAATTCACGGCGACCCACACGGTGGTCTCGCAGACGGCGGTTCAGACCGCGGCCAGCCCCGGCGCCGGCTTGAACATCGGCGGTCTCGGCGAGAACGCGGGCATCACGGTACAGGCGGTTTCGCAGATCCGGGTCTACATCGGCACCCACTACATCGACTCGGTGCTGGCCCCTGGTGTTTATGCCGGCACAACGGCGCTTGGGAATCTGACCGCCTACGGCTCGTTCTTCAGCACCTCACTCAAGATTGTTGCAAGCCTCAGCACGGCAGCGTGTGCGGACTCTCTCACCGATACCGCTCCGTCCACCATGACGCGGCCGGGCACGAGCACGGGCGTCGGCTTCTGGACGGCCCACGGAACGCTCTACGATGCGAATGGCAACAAGTGGCGCCCGCGCGGGGCGAACCGCCTGCACTGGGATTCCAATACCCCGGTAACCGGAACGGTCGGCCTATTCAACACCAAGGCCAACTGCCAGCGCATGTTCACCGACATGACGCAGGACTGGACGACGAAGAACAAACCACTGATCGACGACATGATTTCGACGTCGCCGAATCACCAGTGCGTCCCGATTCCGGTCATTGCGGCTGTGAAGGCCTACTTCACGGGCAGCGTCAGCGGCAACACGCTTACCGTGACCGCGATGGCGCATGCGTCTGATGGCACCGACCGTGGAGTCATTGCAGTATCGAACGGCACCTCGCAGCCCAATGGTACGGGCCTGTCAGGAACAGGTGTCACTGGCTCCGCGATCATTACCGCGCAGCTGACGAACACGAACGGCTCAGGCATCCAAGGCAAAGAGGGAACCTACACCATCAGCGGCGCGGCGCAGACGGTCGCGTCGACGAGCACGATGGGGTACTACTGCCCCACGTCAGGAAACACCAGCGTCGCAGTCCTGGCGGCAGCTACGCAGCAATGGGTCGAGCAGTATCCGCGCTGGGCGGCGTACGAGCGCTACATGATCCTGAACATCGTCAACGAGTGGGGAACTGCCGGCATAACGGGTGTTGTTCACGGTACGATCTCCGGAACGACTCTGACGCTCACGGCGGCGGTATCAGCGGCGACTCCGATTCGGACTCGGATGTATCTTGGCGCCACAGGCGTTACGCCTTTCCAGATTGTGAGCGCCACGCCACTGACCGGAACGGCCGGCGCGATCGGCGCCACCTATGCCGTGACCCCGGGTCAGGCAGTATCTGTCGCAACGTCGTTCGACGACGTGACCTGGAGGGAGGCCTACAACGCCATGGTCGCGGCCCTCCGTACCGCCGGCTACAAATGCACGATCATGATCGATGCGCCGGGCTCCGGCCAGGATTTGGGCGGCGCCGGGAACTTCTGGACACTGACCCATCATGGGCAGAACGTCCTCGCAACCGATACTCAGGTCAACACGATGTTCTCCGCACACATCTACGGTGGCTACCGGACAGGAGGCTTCACGGCCGCGGCTGTGGCCATGAGCACGGCCGCGAACGCAATAGGTGGCCCGACCTACTGTATCGGAGAGTTCGGCCCCGCATATCAGAACCAACAAAGCGGCAATTTCACCAACCTGGATGCCCTCGAATTGATCGCTGTTGCGGAAGCCAACCTCCTGGGCTGGCTGCCATGGGCGCTAGATGACCCGAGCAACAATAACGGCGGGAACCCATACGCGATGATTCGCCTTGCGGGCTCCTACAATGCCGGCGGCGGCGGCTATCAGACCTCAAACCCGGCCGAACTTACGCCGTTCGGCCAGCAGGTCGTGCCGATCCTTCAATCGCTGGCAGTGCCGGCGACAGTCTTCCCGTAACCTGCTCGACGCCGGGAGCGGGTCGCCAAAAGGCCGACCCCGGCGAGAACCAAGCCCGCAGCGCTAGGTTCTGGCACGATCAGCGCCGCATCAATCACGGTGTACCCGTGTACATCCCCGTCCTCCAGGTGCAACCCGGTCGGACCGCCCATATTCACAGCCATGTACCCGCTGCCCACCGCAGCGTCTGCATAGATGTCGGTGATCCTGCCGCCCAAGACGGTGACACCGAACTGATAGTCCGACGAGCTCGTGATGCTGTACGCAGGCGAGCCCAGAAACATCGTGATCCCTGGCGCGAAGTAGAACCCGTCAGCCGCCGAAGGTAGGACCACCTCAAGCGGCCCCGTGAACGGTGTCGTGATCGAGCAGCCATCCGTTGATCCGTCCGGATGGTCGCAGATGTCGGCCGAGTACGTCATCGTCCCCGAGAGCGGGATCGCAAAAGTCACGTCGGCCAGCGCTGCGGAGCTCGCCAGCAATGCAGCGGCTCCCGCCAAGAAGTAGCGTTTCATGTTTCCCCCTCAGTTGAAGAACAGAACCCGCAGCGGGGAGGGCGCCTCACGCACCCATCCCGCCGCTGGGTCAGTCTAAACGGCCCCGAGTGGTTGTCCATTGTTGAGTAACCCCCTATGACCGACCCCAAGCCTCGCCGAGTGATCGACTGGGAGCGGATCGAGATCGCCTACCGGGCCGGCATCCTGACCCTGCGCGAGATCGCTTCCCAGGTGGGGGGCATCACCGAGGGATCGATCCGCAAGCGCGTCAAGCGCGACGGCTGGACGCGAGACATCGGCGCCAAGATCAAGGCGAAGGCCGATGACTTGGTACGCAAGGAGTCGGTACGCAAGACCGGTACGCAAGAAAGTGGCGTACCGGCGGCCACCGAGCGCGAGGTTGTGGAGAGCGTGGCCGCACAGCAGGCCGGCGTCCGCATCAAGCATCGCCGCATGGCCGCGAGGGCTCAGGAGTTGACCGAGACCCTAATCGCCGAACTCGAGAGCCAGACCGGCAACCTCCCGGCCCTGGTCGACCTCGGCGTCATGCTGCGCAAGGAAAACGAGAACGGCGTCGACAAGCTGAACGACATCTACCAAGCGGTCATCAGCCTGCCGGAACGCACCAAGACCATGAAGGCGCTGGCCGAAACCTTGCGCCATCTGGTTGGTCTCGAGCGCGAGGCCTACAACATCGGGGCCGAGGCGGGAGGCGACGACAAGGCGCCGGCGGGGTTGGGCTTCTTCTATGGGGAGCGATAGCCTCCCGACGCTGAACCCGGCCCTGCGGCCATTCTGGGAAGCCAAGGGATACCGGAACCGAGTCTTGTACGGTGGGCGGGACTCGTCGAAGTCGTGGGACGCCGCTGGCATGGCGACGTTCCTGGCGAATGCGGCGAAGCTCCGGATCCTGTGCACCCGGCAGTTCCAGAACAAAATCGAAGAGAGCGTCTACGCCCTCCTGAAGATCCAGATCGAACGGTTCGGGCTTTCGAATCGCTTCGAGATCCTGCACAACAAGATCACGAACCGGATCACCGGGACGGAGTTCCTGTTCTACGGCTTGGCGCGCAACATCGCCGAGGTGAAGTCCCTAGAGGGCGTGGACATCCTCTGGATCGAGGAGGGCCACTACCTCACGAAAGCGCAGTGGGACATCCTGGAGCCCACGATTCGCAAGAACGGGTCACAGGTCTGGGTCGTCTTCAACCCGAAGTTGGCGACGGACTTTGTCTACAAGACCTTCGTGCTCAATCCGGATGGCGACACGATCGTCCGGAAGATCAACTACGACGAAAACCCATTCCTCTCGGACACCAGCCGCAAGGTGATCGAGAAGCGAAAGGCGGCGGACTACGACAACTATCTGCACGTCTACGAAGGCGTTCCGATGCTCGACGACGAGCGCGTCGTCATCAAGCGATCGTGGCTCATGGCCGCATTGGATGCGCACAAGGCGCTCGAGATTGAGATCCGCGGTAGCAAGCGCAAAGGCTTCGACATCGCCGATGCTGGCGAGGATGCCTGTGCTACGGTTGACGCGGTCGGCCCGCTTGCCACGTCATCGGACACGTGGCGCGGCAAGGAAGACGAGCTCCTGAAGTCGTGCACCCGCGTGCACTCAGATGCCCGGACCCACGGGTCACTGGTCATCTACGACGCCATCGGCGTAGGCGCCAGCGCCGGGGCCAAGTTCAACGAGCTCAACGCGACCGATGGCCCGAACGTCGAGCACATGAAGTTCTTCGCCGGCGGCGCGGTTTTCCGACCCGACGCCAAGTACGGCGACACCGAGATGAAGAACAAAGACTTCTTCTCGAACATCAAAGCACAGGCGTGGTGGCTCGTGGCCGACAGGCTGCGCAACACCTACAACGCCGTGCGCAACGGGCAGAAGTTTGCCGACGAAGACATGATCTTCATCGACAGCGCGATGCCGAACCTGGACAAGCTCATGGACGAACTCTCAACCCCGCTGCGCGACTACGACGCCGCCGGGCGGGTCAAGGTCGAGAGCAAGAAGGATCTTGCCAAACGCGAGGTCGCCTCTCCCAATCTGGCGGACGCCTTCATCATGGCGTTCCTGCCGGGCGTGATGAAGAAGACGAGCTGGTTCGGCTGATGGGCATGTTCTCGTGGGTCTTCGGCAACCGGGAAACCTCGGCGCCGCCGCAACCAGCCGCGTCGAAAGAGGCCGGCGGCTCATTCTGGAGCACGCACTTTGCCGAAGAACGTGGGCGCTTATTCCAGATAGGCGACCATATTCGGGAGCTAATCAACAAGGCGCCAAAGATCCAGGTGGGCGGCGTCATGGACGACGACGGCTCGGGCGGCATCGCGCTCAAGATGGCCGCGACCGCGCAGAACCTGCCAGAAGTCCTGGCGATGTGGTACGCCTCGCAGACGTTCATCGGGCACCAGATGTGCGCGATCCTGGCGCAACACTGGCTGATCGACAAGGCCTGCACCGTCCCGGCGCGCGACGCAATCCGTCAGGGCTTCGACGTCGTGAATGTCGACGGCGACGACATGGACGAGAAGACGCTCAAGATCCTCCACAAGGCCGATCGCTCGATGCGGCTGAACTGGAATCTCGAGCAATTCGTGCGCATGGGCCGGATCTTTGGCATCCGCATCGCGCTGTTCAAGGTCGATTCGAGCGATCCCGAGTACTACACGAAGCCGTTCAACGCCGACGGCGTGACGCCCGGCTCTTACAAAGGCATCGTGCAGGTCGACCCGTACTGGACGGCGCCGCAACTCGATCAGGCCTCGTCGTCGCGCCCGGACACGAGGCACTTCTACGAGCCGACATGGTGGCAGATCAACGGCGTGCGCTACCACCGCTCGCACCTGATCATCTACCGCAACGGCGACCTGCCCGACCTGCTCAAGCCGCAGTACATGTATGGGGGCGTTCCGTTGCCGCAGCGGATCATGGAGCGGGTCTATGCGGCCGAGCGCGTCGCCAACGAGGCTCCGCAGCTGGCGCAGACGAAGCGCACGACGGTGTTCATGACGGACATGGCCAAGTTCGTGGCGCTCGGCGATGAAGCCGTCAGCCGCATGAACGACTGGGTGGCGTTCCGCGATAACTACGCGATCAAGCTCGGCGACAAGGAAGGCGACGAATTCAACCAATTCGACACCAGCCTCGCCGACCTGGATAGCGTCATCATGACGCAATACCAGATCGTGGCGGCCGCAGCGAACATCCCGAGCACGAAGCTACTTGGCACGACGCCAAAGGGCTTCAACGCCACGGGAGATTACGAAGAGGCCAGCTACCACGAAGAGTTGGAGAGCATCCAAGCGCACGACCTGACGCCATTCATCGAGCGTCATCACCTGCTGGTTATGCGCTCCGAGGTCGGCAACAAGAAGATCGAGACCACTGTCGAATGGCGCCCGCTCGATAGCCCGACCGCCAAGGAGCAGGCCGACACGAATCTAGTGAAAGCACAGACTGGCGCAGCGTTGATTGCGTCCGGCGCCCTTGCCAGCGAAGACGAGCGCCAGCGCCTCGGCCTGGATCCGGCCAGCGGCTATGCGGGCGTTGACCTGTCGCAGGAAGTTGAACCTCCGTTGGACGATGACCCCGACGCGGAGGAATGAGCCGCTCAAGGGCGGCGTCCTGAACCCGAGCGCGGCGATTGAACAGGAGTTCACCTGGGCGATCCTGACGCTGATTCGCCGCATGGCCGACGAGACGAAGAAGGAGTTGACGACACTCTTCTTCGAAGCAGCGCACGACGCCATGGACGCCAAGCCGATCGAAGGCGCGATCGCTGGCCACACGAACATCAGCAGTCAGGCGCGCATCGCGACGAATCGGCTGCTGGACAAGTACGAGGCGATGTTCAACAAGTTCGCCAAGCGGGCGACGAAGCGAATGATCGACCGCACGGTCAAGAACAGTGCGGTCACGCTCGGCATGTCCCTGCGCGAGATCAGCGCCTCGGTCACGCTCGACCCGAAGCAGATGACGCCCAAGCTGCTGGACATCATCACGGCCAGCACGACCGAGGCGGTAGGACTGATCAAGTTGATCCCGACGAACTACCTCGGCAAGGTGCAGGGCGCCGTGATGCGATCCATCACGAGCGGGAACGGCATGAAAGATCTCGTGCCGTTTCTGGAAAAGCAGTACCAAGGCAACATTCGGCACGCGCGGAATGTGTCGATGGATCAGGTACGCAAGTCCTTCAACAACATCAATACCGCGCGCATGGATGCGATCGGCGTGAAGACCTACGAATGGGTCCACGCCGGCGGAAGCAAAGAGCCCCGCCCGCTGCATGTCGCCATGAACGGCAATGTCTATCGACTCGATGAGCCGCCCTACATCGGCGATATGTATGGCGAGAAGGTCTACGGCAAGCCCGGCGACCTTCCAGGCTGCCGCTGCAAGATGCGCCCCCTTGTCACTTTCGACACCGACTGAAGAGCCTGCCATGCGCAAATTCCTGCAATACCTCTTCAACTGGGCGCACCTCTTCGATCAATCGATCAACACGCTCTTCGGCGGCGACCCGCGCATGACGCTGTCGGCTCGCATGGGTCACGACATCCTCGAAGGCAAGTGCAAGTTCTGCGGCTACGTCTGCCAGTTCTTGAACCTGTTCGAGGCCCGCCACTGCGAGAAGGCCTGGGAGGACGAGCTACTCGCTCCGAATCCGGTTGACCAGATCGTCAACGAGTAGCCTCGACCACTTCGATTCCAAGCCCGCACCTCGCGGGCTTTTTCAATTGTGCAGCCATGACCCAAGAACTCCCCCCTGTTGCCACGGCTGCCGGCATCGCCTACATCACTGGCGACCGCGTGCTGCTGCTCAAGCGCGCAGCCAATGCCGCCTCGAACCCGTCGACATGGGGATTCCCGGCTGGCGGAATCGAGGAGGGCGAGAGCGGAGAGCAAGCAGCGGTGCGCGAATCCGTCGAAGAGACCGGTCATGCACCCAGCGCCATCACGCTCCTCGAAGAGCGCGGCGGCTTCGTGCTGTTCCTGTGCGTCGGCGATACCTTCGCGCCCACCCTCAACGAAGAACACGACGGCTATGTCTGGGCAACGACGTCCGACTTGCCGAGTCCCTTGCATCCGGCCGTTGCGGACCAGATAACAGGTGCCTTCCAAGCCGTTGCGGCGATCAACCTTGCGCTTACCGACGCGGTCTCGATGGACGAGTCAGCGCGAACCGTAGATACGAACGGCTGGCCGGAGATTTCGCGCAACCCGCTCTCCAAGGTCGGCGTCTTCCCCTACCTCGGCCGCCAGGTCGGCGACGCGGAAAACCCTGACCGTCAGTACCGGGTCTACCGGCCGGCCGAAGAGCTCGCCGATCCGGAATGCATCGACAGCTTCCGCCTCCTGCCGTGGATCGATGACCACGTGATGCTGGGCAGCGAAGAGGACGGGTTGATGCCCGCCGAGCGCAAGGGCATTCAGGGCGTGATCGGCGAAGACGTGTTCTTCGAAGACGGAACCCTCTACGGGAATCTGAAAGTTTTCTCCCAATCCATGGCGGGCCTGATCGAAGCCGGGAAGCGGGAATTGTCGTGCGGCTATCGCTGTGTCTATGACTTCACCAAGGGAGTTTTCCAAGGTGCGGCCTACGACGCTATCCAGCGAACGATTCGCGGCAATCACTTGGCGCTGGTTCATTCCGGGCGCATGGGGCCAGACGTTGCGGTCTTGGACTCGATCGATCAATCCACCTCACTACCCAAGGAGCCACCCATGGCTGACAAAGAAAACGAGGGCGGCTCCGGCATGACGCTGGACGCTGCACTCGCGACCCTCAAGCAGGCGATGCCCGCGATCAAGATGATCATGGACGAAGCCGAGAAGTCCGACGAAAAGAAGGACGACAAGGACGACGAGAAGAAGGCTGAAGACGCCGACTTCGAGAAGAAGGACGACGACAAGAAGGACGACAAGAAAGAGGAAGCCAAAGCGGCTGACTCCGACAAGAACCCCGACATGTCGATGGACGCCGCCCTGACCTTCAAGGAACTCGTTGGCCAGATCGCTCGCCGCGACACGCTCGCCAAGCAGCTGTCCGCCCACATCGGCACCTTCGACCACTCCGAGATGAACGAAGCTGAAGTCGCCTCCTACGGCGTCAAGCAGCTGGGCATCAAGGCCCAAGCCGGCCAAGAAGCCGCGGTTCTCTCGGGCTACCTGCTCGCCAAGGGCGATCCCGCCAAGGCTGCGACGGCCAAGACCGCCGCAGCGATGGACACGGGCACCGGCAGCAACTTCGTCACCCGTCACCTCAACAAGGGGGCCTAAGCCATGAGCGCTTTCCAATCCACTGTGAACATCACCTACGCCTACGGCGTCATCGGTGAACTCATCAACGATGGCCCGCTGCGCGCGAGCAAGGCCACCATCAATTCGTCGGGCACGCCCAACGTCATCGGCTACGCCTATACGAAGTCCAACACCACGGACATCGCAACGGTCGGCGGCGCGATCACGAACGGCTCGACCGTCTTCGCCGGCATCCTGGCCAACCCGAAGGAATACTCGACTTCGGGCACCACGTCCGGAACGCTGACCCCGACGCTGACGCTGCCCGATCAATCGGACGGCGACTTCGTCCTGATGGGAACGATGGTCGTGGCCCTCACGACCGCCGCCAACATCGGCGACCTCGTGGTCTACGCCACAGCGACGGGCGCTCTCGGTGCAGTCGCTCCGGGTGCTGCCGCTGGCTCGGGCAACGCGTTCGTTCCGAACTGCGTCGTGCGCAACCTCACTTCGGTGGCCGGCCTCGTGGCCATCCGCCTGACCAACTGATCGGAGCACTGACATGATCAAGTCTCAAGAACGCAGCTACATCGCCCCGCGCGATGTGCGCCCGATGGTGATGACCGCGGAGGATGTGAATGACTTCGCAGCCCTTGGCGGCGTCGGCATCGGTTTCTCAGAAGCGGTCGTCAACAAGATGGCTGGCTTCGCCGGATTCGGCATGGACGATCAGCAAGGTCTGATCACCACCGCATCGATCACCACGCCCGTGCAGTTCCTGCAAGCATGGCTGCCCGGCTTCGTGAAGACGATCACCGCGGCGCGCAAGATCGACACCCTCGTCGGCGTCACGACCATCGGTTCGTGGGAAGACGAGGAAGTCGTGCAGGGCGTCCTCGAGCCGATCGGCGTTGCCGTTCCGTACGGTGACCTGACGCAGGTTCCGCTCTCGAGCTGGAACACCAACTTCGAGCGCCGCACCATCGTGCGCTTCGAGAAGGGTCTGCAAGTCAGCGTGCTCGAGGAAGCCCGCGCGGCGCGCATCCGCATCAATTCGGCGGCCGAGAAGCGCAACAGCGCCGCTCAGTCGCTCGAGGTGCAGCGCAACGTCATCGGCTTCTTCGGCTACAACTCGGGCAACAACCGCACGTACGGTTTCCTGAACGACCCGAGCCTGCCGTCGTACTACACCATCGCCAACGGTGTCAGCGGTTCGCCCCTGTGGTCGTCCAAGACGTTCACCGAGATCACCGCCGACATCCGCCAGGCGGTCGTGAAGCTGCAGACGCAGTCGCAAGACACCATCAACCCGGGCACCACGCCGACCACCCTGGTCGTGTCGACGAACACCTACGGGTATCTGTCGACCGTGGCGGTCTACGGCAACCAGTCCGTCATGGGCTGGATCCGCGAGACCTACCCGCAGATGCGTGTCGAATCGGCGCCGCAACTGAACGCGGCCAACGGTGGCGCGAACGTGTTCTACCTGTACGCCGAGTCCGTCGATGACGGCGCCTCGGACAACAGCCGCGTGTTCGAGCAGATCGTGCCGGCCAAGTTCATGGCGCTCGGCGTGGAGAAGAAGGCGAAGTCGTACCTCGAGGACTATTCCATGTCGACGGCGGGCCTGCTGTGCAAAAGGCCTTATGCCGTTGTTCGGGGCTCAGGCACGTGAAATTCGCGCCGTACTGAGCGTTTCAACCCCGAAGGCCTCGCGGCAATCCCGCGGGGCCTTTTTCATTGGAGAAGTGAAAGATGGCCCAACGACATTTCGTGTTCTCGACCCTGGCGACGGACATGCGATACACGCACTGGATTCCGGGTGCCGATGCTGGCGCGATGGCCTCCGAAGGCCCGACGGTCTTCATCAAGGGCGGCGCTGGCGTTGCCAATGACCGCATCGTTACACCGCTCGGCGTCATGACCGAGGTGGACGACGCCGAGCTCGAGATGCTGCACAAGAACAACGTGTTCCTGCTGCACAAGACGAACGGGCACATGTCCGTGCAAAAAAAGTCGACCGACGTCGAAAAGGTCGCCGCCGACATGAACCGCGCCGACCCGTCGAGCCCGAAGACGCCCGCCGACTACATCGGAGTGAACGAAGAAACCACGGCCAAGCCGTCGGCGAAGAACTCTTGAGCATGTCATGGCCCTGCACACGTTCGATCTGACGCTGTTCCAGTCGTCGTTCCCGGCGCTCGCCGCACAGAACCCCACGCAGCTGGGGAACTATTGGACGATGGCGACGGCGTACATGAATGCGAATGACGGGTGCATCCTGTCGGGCGCTCAGTTGCAGTTGGCCCTGAACCTGATGACTGCGCACCTGACGCAGCTCTCGAACATGCTGGCGGCTGGCCAGACCACGGCCGCGCCAGTCACCGGAGCCACGCAAGGCAGCGTGACCATCTCGATGCAGCCCCCGCCGGCCACGAGTGGCTGGCAGTTCTGGCTGGCAACGACTCCGTACGGCCTGCAGCTCTGGGCTCTGCTGAGTCAGCGGGTTGCCGGCGGTCTCATCATCGGCGGGTCGCTCGAGCGCGCTGCGTTCCGCAAAAGTGGCGGCCGATTCTGATGAAAGAGCTGAACTTCGACAAGATCAAGGCGAAGCTCGATGCCATCCCGGATGGGTTCGCCGATCGCGTCGCCAAGGTCGGCTGGTTCCCGTCCGCGCAGTACAAAGACGGCACGCCTGTAGCGTACGTCGCTACGATCCAGGAGAACGGCTCTCCGGCCAACGGCATTCCGCCGCGGCCCTTCATTCGCCCGACCATCGCCGACCGCAAGGCGGCCTGGGTCAAGGTGATGGCCGACGGCGTGCGCGCGGTGATCAAGGGCAATGCGGACGCCAACGATGTCCTCGAGGGCGTCGGTTTACAGGCTTCGGCTGATATTGGCGTCACGCTCGCGAGCGGCGACTTCACCAAGTTGTCGGACATCACCCTGATGCTGCGCAAGATGCGCGATGCGGATCCGTCGCTGGTCGTCACCGGCCGGGTTGTCGGAGAGGCCGCGGCGCGCGTGGCCGCGGGCGAAGAGGGCAGCAGCCGCACGCAAGCCTTGCATGATTCCGGCCTGCTCATCTCGACCTTGACCAGCATCGTCGGAGACGCGGAGTGAACCTCAACGCGCTCGCCGCCGGCGCAGTGCGGGTCATCAGCCCGCCGCTCACGGTGACCGTTCGGCACAGCACGGGATCGACCCAGAACGCTGATTTCACGCGGACGCCGACCTATTCGACGACGACCATGAAGGCCGACGTCCAGGCGCTGAGCTCGCCCGAATTGGAGCAAATATCAAGTTTGAACCTGCAGGGCGAGAAACTTGCGATCTACGTCAACGGCCTGTTGGAGGGCGTCAGCCGGCCGGACAACACGGGCGGCGACCTGATCACCCTCCCGGATGGGTCGATCTGGTTGGTGGTGGTGGTACTGGAAGACTGGGCGCGAATCGACGGCTGGACCCACGCTGCAATTCTTAGGCAGAAGTCGTGACCGCTCCGACCCTCAGCCTCACCGAGAGCCAGACCCTCACGGCGCTTGGGAACTTCCTTGTCGCGATCATGCCGGCCGGAACGACGGTCGTCGTCGGCCAGGACAACCGCGTCCCCGCGCCGACCGCCGACAACTACATCGTCATGACGCCGATCCTGAAGACGCGCCTGGCGACGAACCTGACGGCCTTCACGGACGGCTACCCGTCCAACCCGCAGACACGCGCCGACATGCAGCCCACACAAGTGACGGTGCAGATCGACATCCACGGCCCGCTGGCAGCCGACAACGCGCAGGTCTTCACGACGCTGTTCCGCTCGAGCTATGGGTGCGACCAGTTCGCCACCTCGGGCTTTGACGTGACGCCGCTCTACACGAGTGAGCCGCGACAGATCCCGTTCGTCAACGAGGGGCGCCAAGTCGAGAAGCGCTACACGGTGGACGCGAATCTGCATTGCAACCCTGTCGTTACGACAGCGCAGGACTTCGCGGATCACCTGACGGTCGGCGTGATCAACGTCGACGCCACCTACGCGCCCTGACCGGCGCCGCACTAACCGCACTAGCCGCCTTCGGGCGGCTATTTCATTTCTGTTCGCCGCGGCACGCCCGCAACAACCTGACCCGGAGCGTCCATGACGAAATCCATTCCCGCCAGCTATTTCGTGTCGATCGTGCCGGGCGTCATCAGCGCCGGCGGATCGGCCCTTGACCTGAACGGCCTTGCGCTGACCACGAGCACGCGCATCCCGATTGGATCCGTCCTCCAGTTCCCGGCCGCGACCTCGGTCTCGGCGTACTTCGGAGGCGCCTCGGCGGAAGCAGCGATGGCGGCCATCTACTTCGCCGGCTTCGACAACTCGAACGTCAAGCCGGGCGGGCTGCTCATGGCCCAGTACAACACCGGCCCGGTAGCGGCATGGCTTCGGGGCGCCTCCCTGTCGGCCATGACGCTGACGCAGCTGCAGGCCCTGACCGGTACGCTCATCGTGACTGTCGACGGCGTTGTCAAGACCTCGAGCACGATCAACCTCTCGGCGGCCACCAGCTTCAGCAACGCGGCGACCATCACCCTGGCGGCCTTCACGTCGCCGGGCTTCACGCTCGTCTTCGACAGTGTGTCGTCGGGCTTTCTCCTGACCAGCGCCACGACGGGCGTGAGCTCCACGATCAGCTTCGCGTCGGGCACGCTGGCGGATGCGTTGAACCTGCGGCTGGCCGATGGCGCCGTGAACTCGCAGGGTGCGATCGCTGCGGTTCCGGGCACGTTCATGGACTCGGTCGCTGGTGTGACGCAAAACTGGGCCACGTTCTTCACGATCTTCGATCCGGACGGCGGCAGCGGAAACACCCTGAAGCAGGCCTTCGCCGCCTGGACGAACGCGCAGGGCAACGGCTTCGCCTATATCGCGTGGGATCCGGATCTGGCGCCGCTGAGTTCCGCCACGGCGACGACCAGCTTGGCCTATCTCCTGGGTGCCTCGAACAGCTCCGGCACGTGCCCGATCTACGCGCCGACCTACGACAAGGCGGCGTTCATCTCTGGTGCGGTGGCCGCGGTCGACTTCACGCAGAAGAATGGCCGAACGAACTTCGCTTGGCGCTCGCAGACTGGGCTGTCGCCCGACGTCACCGACGTCACGTCGTACTCGAACCTCGTCGCCAATGGCTACAACGCCTACGTCGCCATCGCTACGCGCAACCAGAACTTCCAGAACTTCCAGGATGGCCGCGTGTCTGGCCCCTTCAAGTGGATGGACTCCTACGTCAACCAGATCTGGCTGAACAACGCGCTGCAGCTGGCGCTGGTGCAACTGCTGGTGGCGTTCAAAAGCATCCCCTACAACGCCCCGGGCCGAGCCGCGATCTACGCGGCATGCATGGACCCGATCAACCAAGGCGTCAACTTCGGCGCGATCCAGCCGGGCGTGACGTTGTCGGCGCTCCAGATCTCCGAGGTCAACAACGCGGCGGGAACCAAGATCGACACGACCTTGTCGTCGCAAGGTTGGTATCTCCAGATCCTCGATGCGACTGCGCTGGTGCGTGGGCAGCGGAAATCACCGCCCTGCACGCTCTGGTACATGGACGGCGGATCGGTCAACAAGATCAATCTGGCTAGCGTCGAAGTGCAGTGACCCGACACGAATAGGAACAAGCCATGGCCAACAATCTCACTTCCGCCAACAGCATCATCATGCTGACCGTCGCGGGTCTCTACGACTCGCCCCAGCAACTGCAAGAGTTCGCCGCCGAGGACATCTTCGATACGGCCATGGTCTCGAATGCCGAGGTCGTCATGGGTGCCGACGGCGTCATGTCGTACGGCTACGTCTTCACGACGCGCGTGCAGACGTTTCACATCCAGGCCAACAGCCCGTCGGCGACGATCTTCGATGACTGGATCAACGCCGAAGAGCAGGCTCGCGACAAGTTCACCGCCGGCGCCGTCATCACGCTGCCCGGCCTGGGCGCGACGTGGACGCTGACGAATGGTGTTCTCTCGAGCTTCTCGATGATGCCTGACGCCAAGAAGATCCTGCAGCCGAGAAGCTTTGTGATCACCTGGAACAAGATGGTCGGAGCGCCGCTGTAATGGGGCGCAAGGTCTCTTGCGTCGCGATCGACGCCGAAGGGCGTGACAAGGGGCGCACGTTCTTGCTGACCGAAATGCCGGCGACGCAAGCCGAGGCCTGGGCCATCCGCGCCTTCATGGCCATTGCCAAGGGCGGCGCCGAGATCCCGGATCAGATCCCGCAGAGCATCGCGGGCATCGCGATCCTCGGCTTCAAGACCCTTCTGGGCAGCATGAACTATGCCGACGCAAAGCCGCTGCTCGACGAGATGATGGGGTGCGTTCAGTTCATTCCGGATCCCGGGCAGCCCAAGGTAATTCGTAACCTCGTGGAATCGGACATCGAGGAAGTGGCGACGCGCTTCTACCTGCGCAAACAGGTGTTCGAACTGCACACCGATTTTTTCGCACGCGCCGCCCGCTCGACATCGACGAGTTCGGCGGCGGTGGCGGCCGGCGCTTCGCTCAGTGTGTGAACGTGCCGCGCACGATCGCTTCCGTGCTGGCTAGCCCGCTGAGGCTCGCGACATTGCATGAGCTTGGGACGGTCTACGGGGTCGAAGACCTGTTCGATTTCCTCGAGATCATGACCGTCGACGCGTTCAATCAGCGCCTCGCGAACAAGGTGGACTGACCATGAACATCATTGACGCCTTGTTCGTAACCCTGGGTTTGGACGCAACTGGCTTCACCAAGGGCCAGAAAGATGCTCAAGAGGCGCTAGGGAAGACCGGCAAAGCCGCTCGGAAGCAGCAGAAGGAACTCGACGACGCCGCCAAGCGCACGGCCGAGAGCTACAAGAAGGTTCGCGACGGCATCCTCGAGATCACCGCGGCCATCATCGGGGCGGTCGCCGGCAAAGACTTCCTGCAGTACCTGACCGCCAACGACGCCGCGGTTGGCCGGCTGTCGAAGAACCTCGGCGTCGCGACGGAAGAACTGTCCGCCTGGGAGGGTGTCGCAAAACGCCTGGGCGCGAGCTCGGGCGATGCCGACGGCATGTTTCGCGGCGTCAACAAGATCCTCGAGGACATCAAACTCACCGGCGGGTCGGAAGCCCTGACGCCTCTCGCGCGTGCCGGCCTGGACATCGGCAAATTCAATGACAAGGCGACGACCTACACGCAACGCCTGTTGATGCTGTCGGACGCCCTGAAGAAACTGACGCCGCAGGATGCGCAGCGCTTCGGGCAGCAAGCCGGCTTCAGCGAAGAGTCATTGAACATCCTTCTGCAGACCCGCTTCGCCCTCGGCGATCTGGTCGACCAACAGAAGAAGATGAACGTCGTCTCCAAGGAAGACGCAGACATTGCCATGTCCCGCGAGAAGGCCTGGAACGACTTGACGGAGACGATGGTCGGCTTCGGGCGAAAGATCGCCAACGAAGTGACGCCGGCGCTCGTGTCCTTCCTCAGGGGCCTGCAATCCGTCTTCGGATTCCTGGAGCAGCATGTCCCGTACGCCAATGGCCTACTGCTTGCGCTCATCTCGACAGCGACTGTGCTGACCGGGTTCAAACTGGCGACATGGGCCGCCGGCTGGTCTGGCGCGATGGGCGTGGTCGGCACGGCGGCGGCAACGCTCATGGGGCGCCTGGGTATGCTCGGCATCGCAGCGGCATCCCTGTATGAGGTCTATGGCCTGGTCAAGGCGACGATCGATCTTGTTCAGGCCAAGAGCCGCGATGGTGTGACGCTCAGCGCCAGCGCTCAGGGCCGACTCGGAGACGTTGCCGGCTTCGATCCCTTCCACTCGGGTGGCGGATCCTCGTATTCCGCGCTTGAGCAGGCTTGGGGTCTGCCGGCGGGCCTGCTGTCCGCTGTGAAGAACCAAGAAACCGGCAAGGGCTCCGGAGTGGGTGCTGTGAGCTCGGCTGGCGCGCGCGGCCCGTTCCAGTTCATGCCCGGCACCGCTGCACAGTACGGCCTGAAGAATCCTGACGACCCGACAGAATCGGCCGCTGCTGCTGCGCACCTTCTGAGCGACCTGCTCAAGCGCTATGGCGGCAACCTGCCGATGGCGCTGGCCGCCTACAACGAAGGCCCCGGCAACCTCGCCAAGGGCTACATGCCCGACGAAACCCGGGGGTACATCAACGGGATCATGGGCAACATGGGCGCAGGGCAGGGCGGCAGCGGATCCACGCACGTGACGACCGGCGACATCCATGTGCACACTGCGGCCACGGACGCCAAGGGCATCGCTCGCGACATCGGCCGCGAAATGCGTAACTTCGCCTTCGCCTCGCAGGCCAATAGCGGGGTGAACTGATGGCCAATGGCGTTCCGTCGCTGCTGACCCCCGCGCCAGCACCCCCCGCGCCGGCGCTGATGACATCGGATGCGCCGGGCGTTCAGGCGCAGGCGGCGAAGCCGACATGGGGCATCTACCTCAAGGGCGCGCTGGCCATCGCAGCAGATTCGATCGTCAAGGTCGAATACAAGAACGACTGGCGGATTTCGAATGCGCCGCAAGAGGCGGGGGCCTTCCAGTCGTACAACAAGGTCGCTTCTCCCTTCGATTCGCGAATCTCGATGACCAAGGGCGGCCACAGCAGCAGCGAGAGGCAAGCGTTCCTGGCCGCCGTCGACGCCGCCGCGAAGTCGCTGAACCTGTACGACATCGTCACCCCCGAGGCGACCTACTCAAACGCCAACATCATCCAGTACAGCTATCAGCGGTCGGCTCACAACGGGGTCACGCTGCTGACGGTGCAGCTGGCGTTCAGCGAAGTTCGGCAAGCCCTGGCGCCGCTGTTCACCACTACAACAGGTGGCGGCGCACCTGTTGCGGCGATCAAGTCTCCAGCCAAGCCTAGCGGGGCGGACCCGGTCAGCGCGGGTACCGTCCAGCCCCAGAAGCCCACGCCGGCGCAGACCACTCAGCCAGCAACCGCGCTCGAAAAGCTTTCCGACGCCTTCGCCGGCGGTGCGACGGTGGTGCCCTGATGCAGATCATTCCCTTGGTCGACGTCGTCTCGCAGACGCTGTCCGTGAATCTCGGTGGGCAGGCCTGCACGATCAACCTGTACACGAAGTCGACCGGCTTCTACTGCGACCTGTACGTCAGTGATGTCCTGATCGTCGGCGGCGTGGCCTGTCGCAATCTGAGCCGGGTCGTCATTTCCGACTACCTGGGCTTCGCGGGTGAGCTGATGTTCCAGGACACGCAGGGCACCGATGATCCGTCGAGTCCTGGTCTCGGCACGCGTTTTCTGCTGATGTACATCGAGGCCACAGACCTTACGGCAGCGGGTCTTCCGGCATGACGTTCGTTCGGCGTCGCGTCAGCCTGACATTCCAACTCGGCACCGGCACGTTTGGCGAGAGCGGCACGAACACGGTGACGGTGGAGGGCTTGCGCGTGCAAGCCCACATCGACAAGGTCTTCGGCCCCGGCATGGGCGAAGCGCAGATCCGCGTTCACGGCTTGACGCCATCGCTGATGAATCAGCTGTCCTCGCTCAACCAAGCGACCATGGCAACCCGCCGGAACACGATCATTGTCTTGGCCGGCGACGACATCTCAGGCATGTCCACTGTCTTTCAGGGGCAAATCCAGGTCAGCCAGATCATGCTGAACACGGCGCCCGACACCGCGCTGATGGTGCTGGCCCAAGCCGGCGCCTTCGCGGCCGTGCAGAACGTGCCGCCATCCAGCTACCCCGGCAGTGCTAACGCGGCCGTGATCATGTCGAATCTCGCGTTCCTGATGGGCTACGCCTTCGAGAACAACGGCGTCTCTGTGCAGCTGGCGACGCCGTACTTCCCGGGATCACCTCGCGAGCAGGCTCAGCGGTGCGCGGAGGCCGGCAAGTTCGAATGGGTGATCGATGACGGAACGCTGGCCATCTTCCCGATCGGCGGCACGCGCGGCGGCTCGATTCCCTTGATCTCTCCGGAGACGGGAATGGTCGGCTACCCAAACTACTCGACCAGCGTCTACGGGATCGAGCTGACGACGCTGTTCAACCCACTGCTTCGCCCGGGCGGCAAGGTGCAGGTCAAGAGCGGCCTGGAAGTCGCCAACGGCACATGGCAGGTCTTCAACATGAGCCACGAACTCCAGAGCGAAGACCCGGGCGGCCAGTGGTACACGCGCTTCAGCGGGGCGAGTCTCAATGGCTGACGGCTTCAACGGGTTCCAGAGACCCGGCACAGCAGCGTCCGATTTCAACGCGCAGGCCTTCATGGTGCAAGCGCTGCTCAAGCGCCTTGCGACCTGCACGCTTGCGAAGGTGATGGCCGTGACGAACGCCGGCGGCGTGTCTCCTGTCGGCTTCGTCGACCTCCTGCCGCTGGTCAACCAAGTCGACGGCGCCGGCGTGGCGGTGCCACACGGAACGATCTACAAGTGTCCATATTTTCGTCTCCAGGGCGGGGCGAACGCCGTAATCTTGGATCCGCAAGTCGGCGACCTCGGCATTGCGCTCTTTGCCGATCGCGACATCAGCAGCGTGACGGCCAACAAGGGACAAGCGAATCCCGGCAGCGCGCGGCGTTTCGACATGGCCGACGGCCTGTACCTCGGAGGCGTACTGAATGCTGCGCCGACGCAGTACGTGCAGTTCTCTGACGCCGGCATCACGCTCCATTCGCCGACGCTGGTGAAGCTCGAGGCGCCAGACGTGCAGATCAGCTGCGCGACGCTCGAGATTGCCGCGACGACATCGGCTGCGATCACGACGCCAACCTTCACGGTCAACGGGAATCAGGTGAACAACGGCAACGTTACGTCCACTGGCACCGTGTTGGCGCCGACGGTGAACGCCACGACGCAACTCCTTGCTCAGACCAAGGACGTCGGCCCGAACCACGAACACGACCACGGCACGATGACCTCAACGGGCCACACAGGAACGGTGATCTGACATGGCTTCTACGCTGTACGTCGATCCGGATCCCTCCAGCCCTACCGCATGGGATTTGGTCCTGGACTCGAGCGGGAGCATCGCCAAAGCCTCGGCTCCCTACGCGCTGGCGCAAGACGCCGCGTCGGAGATCAAGACGTTCGCCCAAGAGTGCTACTACGACCAGACCAAGGGCATCCCGTACTTCGCCGAGATCATCGGCAAGGCGCCTTCGATCGAACTTCTGAAGTCGCAGTTTGTGAACGCCGCGATGAATGTGCCCACCGTGACCTCCGTGAAAGTCTTCATCAGCGCCATCACTGACCGCAAGGTCATCGGCCAAGTGCAAGTCACCGATGCCACCGGCACGGTGTCGGTCGCCAGCTTCTAGAACCCTCTTCGCCAGCAACGAGGCCGCCTTCGGGTGGCCTTTTTGCGTTTCAGGGCACCCATGACGACCAATGTCCCATCCATCACGATCGGCCCGTCCGGCATCGTCGTTCCGGCCGAGTCCGCCATCCTCGCGGGCGTGCAAGCCGACATGCAGAGCGCCTTCGGCGGCGACCTCAATCCGTCGTTGGTGACGCCGCAAGGCCAGCTGGCGCAGTCGCAGACGGCCATCATCGGCGCCTGCAACGACAGCCTGCTCGCGATCGCCAACGGGTTCGATCCCGCGCTGGCATCGGGTCGGTTTCAGGACGCGCTGGCCCGCATCTACTTCCTCGAGCGGATCGCCGCGACGTCGACGGTCGTGACCGCCAACTGCTACGGACTCGTCGGTGTCTTCATCCCTATCGGAGCCCAGGCAGTCGCCGCGGACGGCAACATCTACTTTGCCACCGAAGCCGGAACGATTCCCGTCGGCGGTTTCGTGACGCTGACCTTTGCGTGCGCGACGACCGGCCCCATTGCCTGCCCGGCAGGAAGCCTGACGTCGATCTATCAGTCGATCCCCGGCTGGGACTCCATCACGAACCCCGCCGACGGCGTGCAGGGCAACAACGTCGAGACCCGCGCCGACTTCGAATTTCGCCGCAGGCAGTCGGTCGCTCTCAATGCCACCGGCCAGACAGGCGCCGTCCTCGCCGCAGTGCTGGCGGTTCCGGGCGTGCTCGACGCCTACGCGCTCGAGAACCCGCTTGCGGTCACCAGCGGCGCTGTTTTCACGGGGTCGATCGCCGGCACTGTTCTGACCGCATCGGGCGTGACGGGGACCATCGCGCAAGGAATGATGCTCTCGGGTGGCACGACGACGAGTGGGACGGCGGTCACGCAGCAGATCAGCGGTACGACGGGCGGGGCGGGGACGTATGCCGTCAACATCTCCGGCACCGTGGCATCGGCCACGCTGACGGCCGCCTTCGGCGGTGTCCCGCTGGTGCCGCATTCGATCTACGTGGCGGCCTACGGAGGCGCCGCGGCCGACATCGGGGCCGTCATCCTGCGCAAGAAGAATCCAGGTTGTGACTACAACGGCAGCACGACAGTCTCGGTCGCGGACACGAACCCGGCCTACACCGCAGGCTTTCCGGCCTACAACGTCAGCTTCCAGATCCCGACGCCGACGGCGGTGAAGTTCGCGATTGCCATGCAGGCCAACGGCAATGTTCCGTCCAATGCCGTCGCCTTGATCCGCGCGGCCGTGATGTCCGCCTTCAACGGCACGGATGGCGGCCTGAAGGCGCGGATCGCCAGCTCCATCTTCGCGAGTCGGTTCTATGCGGGCATCGCATCGATTGGCGCGTGGGCACAGATCTACTCGATCCTGTTGGGCATCACCGCCGCGAATCAGAACTCGATCCTGATGCGCATGGATCAGATCCCGAAGCTCGTGGCGACTGACATCGCCGTGACCTTCTCCTGACCATGGCGCTCCCCGGATTCCTCGATCCGACGGTTGACTCGACCGTCGATCTCCCCGTCGGCCCGGAGCTCTACCCTCGCATCCCGCCGGTCTGGCCACAGACGATCCTGAGCCAGTACGCGAACAGCCCACGAATTCTGGCGCTGATCGAGTCCTTCTCGGATGCCATCAACGCCGATGGCCTGAGTGATCTGTTCTACGACTCGATCCTGAATATCGATACGGCCACAGGCTACGGTCTGGACATCTGGGGCCGCATCGTCAATGTGCGCCGCGCGCTCTACGTGCCCGGCGGCCAGACCGGACGCCTTGCCGGGTTCGCCGAAGCGCTGTCGGCGACGTGGTTCGGCTTCGGCCAAGCGCCGTTCAACACGAGCAATCACCAGACGCCGAACTACATCCTGCTCGATGACGACTACCGCAGGCTGATCCTCGTCAAGGCGCTCTCGAACATCTCCGATCGCTCGATCCCGTCGATGAATGCAGCGCTGATGCAGATGTTCGCCGGGCAGGGAAACGTCTACGTCTCCGACCTCGGTAGCATGACTGCGGCCTACGTCTTCGACTTCACGCCTACGCCTCTCGACCTCGCCATCTTGCAGCAGTCGGGCGCCTTCGCGAGCCCGTCTGGCGTGCTGATGTCCATCGTCACCCCTTGACCTAGACCTCCATGAACAGCAGCCAAATCCCCGCCAAGTTCCCGATCCCGTGGGGTAACTCCGCGGGGCCGAGCTACATCCGACCGATCCCGACGGCGGCCAGCTCGACGCTGGGTTACGCCAGCCTCGATACGGGCTTCCCGCCCGCGAACTTCATCGACCCACTCTCGGGCGGCGTGTCGTTCTTCGGCGAGGACATGAACGGCATCTTGCAGCAGTTGTCGGCGTGCTCGCGCTGGATTCAGGCGGGCGGCGTGTTCCAGCGCGACGCGACCTTCCAGGCGGCGATCGGAGGCTACCCACTTGGCGCCATCCTCAAGGCTGCCTCCTATAGCGCCTTCTGGGTTTCGACCGCGGAGAACAACACGGTCAATCCGGACACCGGGACTTTGACCTCTCCTGCGACGGGCTGGTCTGTCCTCCAGCCGGGAACCTACCCGTGGAGCCAGATCACCGGCGCGCCGTCGTTTGTTCTGAACTCGGCCTTCACGGGCGCGAATCAATCGATTGCGGTCAACGGCTACCAGAAGTTCCCAGGTGGAATGATTGAGCAGTGGTGCGAAACGAGCTCCGGCCCGAGCACCATCATCACGATTTCCTACCCCATCGCGTTCCCGACGGCATCGTTTACGCCGCGCGTCTCAGCGACGAATCCGAGTGCGACCAGTGGCGGAGCTAACAACTTCGTCGGCGCCACCGTCATCTCACACACCTTGTCGAACTGCTTGGTGGCAATAGGCGCCATCCCGGTTGGCAGCACGACAAGTATTCTTCTGAATGTGCGAGGCAAGTGATGGAGCCGCGCGCCTACCAATCGGGAGCGGCCGGAACGCCCCCCGCCTATCCCGCTACGTCCGTTGCTGGCTACCCTCGCGGCGCAACGCCCACGGTACGCGCGACGACGCCGGGGGCGTGGTTCTACTACGGATGGGGCGAGGAGGTCCGCAACGTGATCATTGGCGGCGGGCTCGTCCCCGATCCGTACGATACGACGCAGCTGTTCCAGGCCATCCGAAACATCGGCATTCGCGCCGGCGCGATCTGATCGGGGTCAGGCATGGATCATGTCTACGCCTCCAACGCAAGTGGATTGCCGACGTCCCCTCCTTTTCCGGGGGCGTATGGGTTTACCCAAATCAACAACGCCGCCTGGACACCTGGGGCGACGACAGTCCTGGGACCGTTCATCTTCTACTACGTCGCCGAGTCGATCCGCAATGTGATCGTCGCCGCCGGCCTGACGCCTGACCCGACCAATCTGAAGCAGTTCTATCAGGCAGTCGAGATCCTGGCTGCCGGAGGGCTGTAGCACATGGCCGACTTTCTATGGACTGCCAATGCAGCCCCTACGGAATGGGCGCCGCAGACCAAGTATTCGATCGGATTTCCGACGGCTGGCGATGCGGTGACATCCACGCCGCCGACGCACATCGGCGGCGACTGGTTCCTGGGCATGTACGAGGAATTCCGCACCGTCATCATCGCTGCGGGCCTTGACTTTGATCCGACAGATCCGGGCCAGTTGCTCAAGGCGATCCAAGAAATTCTTACCCCCACCTTTGAGCTTCGCGAAGACGGCTCTTTCGAGCTTCGCGAAGACGGTTCCTTTGAATTGAGAGTGTGAAATGCCTCTTGTCAACAAAACGACCTCCGGCGAAACGGCCGCGGCCCCGCTCACTGGCGCTGAACTGATTCGAGTCGTCCAGGCGGGCGACAACTTCAAGGCGACGTCGCAAGACATCGCGGATCTCTACACGCCGACCACTGCAAAAGGGGATTTGATCGCACGCGGAAGTGCAGCGGATGGGCGCCTCGCCGTCGGAGCCGATGGAACATCGCCGATTGCCGACAGCACTCAGTCGCTCGGCATTCGGTGGGGGAACGTGCTCACGGGATTTTTGGCGACCCTGGCTAGTTCGGCTGGATCGACATTGGTCGGCTTCCTGTCCAGCCTGTCGGGCGGGATCCTCCGCACGATCTTCAACAAACTGACGGATACAGTCAGTGTGAAGGACTTCGGGGCGCTTGGCGATGGCACCGGCGCGACTCCCGCTTCGCAGAGCATCTCCATCATGGCGAAGCCGTGGAATACCTGGAACGGCAACCCACTGAAGACGAACCTGGCGAATTCGCCTTACGGCACGGGCGGAACCTTTGCCCCTCCGACAGCCCAGCCGTTTCAGGACACCGACACCTGGGACTACATCGGGTGTCAGCTCGCGCTCTGGTCGGGCGCTAGGTCCATCTACGCGCCGGAAGGCCTGTACCTGATCAACCTGACCACGGCGCGGCCGAATGGCTTGATTCGCATGACTGGGCAAGAGTCAACGTTCTACGGAGCGGGCACCTATGAGACCAGGATCACGACGTCGAATAACGCGGCCTTCTTTGCGGCCAATCATGTAGGCACCGCCGATTACTACAAGCTGATCTGGAACTATCGGATCAGCGGCACGCCGTCTACGATTCGCGACATGGGCCTGATCGGCCCGTCGGGCTACACGCAGCCCTCTCAGAATCTCACGCTGAGCTGCGGAAGCAACATGAACGGCGTCACGCACCGTGACTTGTGGGTGTCGTCCGCCGCGCGCGCTATCACGGGCGATACCTTCACCAGCGATAGCCACATTTCGCGCGTCACAGCCGAATTCCTATTCGATACTGTCGTGAATTCGGATGTGAACAGCGAGTTCTCAATCGACTTCTGCAACTTCTGGTCATCGGCGCAGGTCGCTGGACAGAAGGGTGTGGCGGCCTTGGGTCGGGTCGCGATCACCAATACGCGGTTTATCGAATTTCAAGGCGGCGCGGTGGTGGCGGACTCCGGCGTCTTCACGGGCAACACCGTGCGATGCACGACCGGCGGCGCAGCCAATGCCGTCTCCTTCGCTCACAGCTGTACTTATGGCGACAACGACATCGAGGGCGCCATGGGCGCCGCGTTGGTCAATATCGGACAGGATTCGACGCTTAGCGGCGGCAGGATCAAGGTGACCTCGCAGCAACCGGCGATCAATCTCGGAGCGGGAACCGCCGGATCTGCGACGAACATCACGGTCGGACCCATGACCTTGATCAAGACCGACAACACCGCCGGCGCACAGAACTACTTGATCACGGCCTTTCAATCCGGTGTGGGTTACACGCAGGCAGCGACGCCCAGCACCATCATTTCCGGAGTCACGTTCCAGGGAAATGCACTGAATCCTCTGGGTGCTGCAACGCTGACAAAAAACACATTCAACGGTGTTTTGCAGCCCGCAGTCTTCTCCGAAGATGTCACGCTGGGAGGCGATGTCACCGGAAATATCGTGGCCGTCGGTAGCAGTGCTGCGGGCAGTTATCCCGTAGTCATGCCCGTCATTGGTTCAGGCTCGGGAACGCTGCGCGCCCAAGAGCGATTGACTCTCGTCTCATTGTTCTCGAGCGGGACGGCGCACATCGTTCGTGGGTGGGCGCTCTATACGTCAAGTTCAAGCGGCGCGGCTGTACTCGTCTTGACACTGGGCTCCACCGCCACCGGTGGCACGATCACCTTCGGCGTCACGGGGAACGACCCGTCAGCCACGATCACGAATACCGGCGGCGGCACTGCGACGTTTCAGGCGTCCGCAGTCGCATTGGTCTGAAGCAGCATTCCAAAAGGATAACCAGTGCACGACGACACCACTCCTTTCGCTGCCTGCCTCAAGGTCGCTGCCGCCTGGATCGGCTACCTCTTCGGCTCCATCACGCTGCAAAACCTCGCGCTGGCCGCGACCCTGGTCTACACCGTGGTTCAGCTCTACATCCTCATCCGCGACAAGATTGTGAGGCGTACGCCATGAGAACGAACGACCCGACCGACAGCGAGCCCAAGTTCAGGCCGCTGGGAGAAAAAGTCACGAAGCCGGCCACTGTGCCGGCTTCGCCGTCTTGGACGCAGGTTCCTGGCGCCGCGAAGGGTGTCGGAGTCGGCTCGGACGGGAAGTTGAGCACCAAGATTCCAGGCAACCTGGGCTGATCGCATGAATATCTCTGCATCGCAGCTCGTCGCCGCAGGCATCGCTCCAACGCAGGCCAGCACGTTCGCGGCACCCCTCAACGATGCATGCGCTCGATTCGACATCGACACGCCGGCGCGTATCGCCGCCTTCCTCGGGCAGTGCATGGTCGAGAGCGACCGCCTGATCCACACGGAAGAGAATCTCTTCTACAGCGATCCAGCGCACATCTGGGATGTCTTCCCGTCGCATTTCATGAGCGCATCGGAGGCGGCGCCGTACGCCAAGAACCCTTCGAAGCTGGGCGCACGCGTCTACGCCAACCGTCTCGGCAACGGCGACGAGTCCAGCGGCGATGGATACACGTTTCGTGGCCGCGGCCTGCTGCAGGTTACGGGCCGAGAACATTACTCCGACGCCGCGACTGGGCTCGCCCACGACTACCTGAACGCGCCATCGCTGGTGTCGTTGCCCGCCGACGCATGCCTGACGGCCGCATGGTTCTGGCACACAAACAAGCTCAATGCCTTGGCCGATGCTGGGGCCTTAGATGCCATCACCCGCGCGATCAATGGCCGCGCGATGCTGCAAGCGACCCTGCGCAAGCAGTACACCCAGCAGGCGCTCAACGCCTTTTCGGAATAGTCATGACCATCAAAGAACGCCTCCTGCAGATCTTCACAGAGCCGGACGGCGCCACGCTCTGCCCGACCCGCGTCGCAGGCGGCTTGGCGATCAGCGGCTATCACGGCTTGCTCGGCTTCATGCTGGCCCATCAGCACTACATGTTGACCATAGCTGACCTCGGACAGTACTCGCAGCATATGACCATTCTGGGCTCTGCTGTCGGCGTCGCCGTCGGCATCAAGTCCGTCCTAAAGGGCGACGCTTCGGCCGCCACCAACTGAACCCAGGGCGCGCGCGGCCCTTTCTCCGCGCACCATTCCATTGGAGAACTCCATGACCACGTTCCAACTGATCGCCCTTGCTGCCGCCGCTGTTCTTCTCTTCGTCGCCGGCATCGCCGTGCACGCCTGGTTCACGCGCCAGAAGTCTTCCATCCTGCGCATCGATGCGATCAAGGGCGCTGTCGATGTGCTGGTGGCTGCCGCGAACTCGACCGATGACGACGCCCTGATCGTCGCCGCGACGGAGCGCAAGCAGTCCACGGCGCTAGCACTGCAACAGGCCCTTGCGCGCCTGAACACTACCGCTGCGGTGAAGTGATGCCATTCGGCCTGTCGACGCTCGCCGTTAAGGCGATCGGGATTGGCCTGCTCGTGCTGGCGCTGCTGGCTGGGTATGCAGCATTCGTGAGTCATCAGCAGGCCATCGGCGAGGCCAAGAACAAGGCCGAGACCGCCGAAGCTTCCATGCGGCTCGCCCAAGAGCAGCAAGCCAAGGCCGCAAAGATCGCCGCCGACCAACAAGGGATCGCCCATGACGCCAAACTTCAAGCTGACGCTGCTCGTGCTGGCGCTGCTCGCGCTAGTGCCGCTCGTGATTCTCTCCGGCTGCAACTCAATGCCTACGTACTTGCCCATCGCGGCGCCAGCAGTCCCGCCGCTTCCAATGGAGGCGCGCCAGCCGGTGACCCCATCGGGGTGCTCGCCCAAGTGCTCGGAGAAGCTGACGACTTTGCGACAGGCGTGGCAGCAGAGGCTGACGCCAACCGAATCGCCGGCCTCGCCTGCGAGCGGTCCTATTCAACCCTAAGCACACCAACGCCATGAGTCGAAAAACCTCCGAATCGACTCAGCAGAGCGACGTTCTAGCCGTCGTGCGCGGCACCTGCGGAAACTGCGCCCACTGGGAAGGCAACTCTGAGGGAACCGCTGGCTTCTGCCTCCGCTTCCCTCCGGTCGTCATCGTTGACGATGAGGAAGCCTGCACCGTATGGCCGATCACTGAATCTACGGAGCGATGTGGCGAACACGTCGGATCGCAATGATCGACAAATACGCCGAGCTCCGCACCTGGGCCTCCGTTCGGCAGCTCGAGTACATCGAGGCCATCGAGAAGCACGGGAGCATGGCGAAGGCGTCCAAAGCGCTCGGCATGAACAAGGGGCGCGTTTCCGACTCCATGCAGGGCTTGAAGAATCGCGCAGCGCTGGAGCAGAGGAAGTTGGATGCCCTACAAGGCCATGCGCCTGGGCATTTCAACAATGGCGTCGCCCCCGGCTACCTCATGGGCAAGGTGACGGTTCATCGCAATGAACTCGGTCAGGTCAAGGACACTTGGGAACGCCAATCGCCTGATGCCGCCCAGCGCGAAGCACTCATGCGCGCTGCTGTGCAGGCGATGGTCCAAGATGTACCACGCGCCGCGCCTGCACCACTGCCGTCACTGACGGTCTCGCACCTCTGCAACCTCTACACTTTGACGGACAGTCACGTCGGAAGCCTCTGCTGGAATCGCGAGGGCGGCGCAGACTGGGACCTAAAAATCGCCGAGCGCATCCTCACGGGCTGCTTCGAGCAGATGGTCGCCGGCAGCCCTGCGGCCGGCGTCGGCATCGTGGCTCAACTCGGCGACTGGTTGCACCAGGACTCAATTTCCCCGACGACACCGACGTCTCACTTCGTCCTCGATGCGGATGGCAGGTTCCCGAAGGTCGTGCAGATTGCCGTGCGCATCCTGCGCCGCGTGGTCGACGTCGCGCTGATGCGGCATGCGAAGGTCATCGTCCTGATGGCCGAAGGCAACCACGACATCTCGTCATCAATCTGGCTGCGCACGCTGTTCGCGGCGCTGTACGAGAACGAACCGCGCGTCGAAGTGATCGATTCACCGCTGCCGTACTACGTCTATGAGCATGGGCAGACGATGCTCGCTTGGCATCACGGGCACCTGAAGAAAAACGACCAGCTCCCGCTGCTGTTCGCGGCGCAGTTCCCCAAGGTGTGGGGCGCGACGACGAAGCGCTATGCCCATTGCGGCCATCGGCACCACGTCGAGGAAAAAGAGCATTCCGGCATGACCGTGATTCAGCACCCGACGCTGACGGCGCGCGATGCCTATGCAGCCCGCGGCGGCTGGATCGCCGAGCGCCAGGCGACCGCGATGACCTTTCACTCGACGCATGGGCTCGTGGCGCGGAACACCGTTGTCCCCGAAATGCTAGACGAGGTGATTTGATCCTTGACGCACATCCATTAGAATTCAGGCAGCCCCGCAGCGTGCGCTAACACGACTGCGGGGCCTAACCAATCACCAACCTTTTGCGGAGGTTCGGCTCATGGCTGATCGCCATTCTAAGTTCTACGTCTATATCCATCGCCGTCCGGACACTGGCGCCGTCTTCTACGTCGGCAAGGGCAGCGGCAACCGCGCTCGTAGCGGTGTCGGCCGCGGAGCCCACTGGAACAGCGTTGTCCTCAAGAATAAGGGGCGCTTCGATGCGGAGATCGTCGCGTACTTTGACGCGGAAGATGATGCATATGCGGCGGAAGGGGAGTGGATAGCGGCCCTTGGCGCCGAGGGAGTTTCACTCGTGAACAAGACGCGCGGCGGTAGGGGCGCTCCTGGGGTGGTGGTCTCGGAACGGTTGCGAGAGGCAACGCGCCAAAGGGCGCTTGCGATGGCGGCCAACCCCATCATCCAAGCCGCACGTCGCCAGATGATGTTGGAGCGCCACCAAGACCCGGAGCGTATCGCGAACTTCCTGGCGGCTGTGCGGGCCCTTCGATGCACGCCAGACGCACCGCAGTGCTGCGCAGGCCGGAAGTTCGCCAAAAGACTTCGGAAAGCACGTCTGCTTTCTGGCAGTCGGCTGATGCTGAAGAGTACCGCCGCGCCGCGTCCGACCGTGCAAAGCACCCCGAGATGGTTGCCAAGCGATATGAAGGCCTTATGCGCCCGGAAGTGCGCGAGAGGTTGGTAGCGGCACGGAATTCGCGCGGGCCACTCTCTGCAGAATCGCGGCGCCACATGAAGGACGCGGCCGAGAGGCGCGCCCAAGACCCTGAATGGCGCGCCCGAAATGCCGCCGCAAACCGGCGCCCGCGCGAACCCTTGTCGGTTGAGCAGCGACGCGCTTGCGCAGAGCGAGCAGCCAACATCTCTCTAGAAACCCGCACCAAGCGGTCCGCGTCGATGAAAGCCGCCATCGCGCGCAAGCGCGCAGCCACCACGGAAAGCCCGCATGACTGAACCAACCGCTCTGGTCCGCGCCTTCGACACAGGCGCCACGCGCTCGAGCGACGCCGGCCGCTATGACCCCGAGGCCTTCCTGTCGCCCATCGTCATCGAACGCTTCAGCGAATACATGCAGGCCAACCGCGTGCAGCCTGACGGGTCGGTGCGCAGCGGCGACAACTGGCAGAAGGGCATCCCGCGCGAGGCCTATGTCAAGGGCATGTGGCGACACGTCCTGCACCTCTGGACGCGACACCGTGGATTCGTCGTTCAAGACCCGATGGCGGCGCCGGATATGGAAGCCGACCTCTGCGCGATCCTGTTCAACGCTCAGGGCCTGCTGTTCGAGATCCTGAAGGACAAGCGCCGGCCCGGCGCGGGCGCATGATGCTGTTCGCCCTGGCCTTCTCGTCCGCCTTCGTCTTCGTGCTGCTCAAATCGTTTCAGCAACTCAACGTCTCGAGCGGCAAGTATCTGTGGGTGTTGCCGACGTCGCTTGCGATGGCCGTCTGCGAGGTGTACGTCACTTGGCAGGCGGCGACGCGCGGGTGGGGCTGGATTGTGCTGCCGATCGGGTTCGGTGCCGGCCTGGGTGCGATGGCCGGGATGTGGCTGCACGGAAGGCTGTCGCGGCGGCCCTGAAAACCGAAGGCCGCCATGCACGGCGGCCCTCTTCGCGTGTCGGAGGGGGCGCAACGCCAACTCTCCAGGATGCGCATCCTGGCAGCCCCCGCGTGTCAGAGTTCCCGACTACGATGCGCGCATTGTAAGTTACCCACATAACCTGTCAACAGGTTATCCACAGATCATCCGCCCGACTGGCCTAGCGCCGGTCGGGCGGTTTTCTGCGTTTTGGGGCTCGTGTCAGGGATCGTTTCGTTGGGGTGGCCCCGCCGGTGCTGCAGGCGCCTGCACGGCCGGCGGGGATTTTGACCTCAGGCGGGATGCGAGAATGCGGCTCGATATTCACGAGCCGCCGATGACCCCCAGTCCGAGCAAGCTGTCCCACGTCCATATGTTCCTGATCGGCTGGGTCTACTACCTGGGGCTGCCGATGGCTGCCGGGTACTTCAACCTGTTCGCGCTCGTCGACCAGGCGGCGCCATTTGCCGATCAGTTCGACCTCCGCACTGCCCGATGGTACGCACTGGCGGCCTACGTGTTGTTGCTGCCGGCCTGCTACATCGCGGGCAACTGGGTCGCACGCCAGTTCAAGTCCAGGCCCTTTCGTACGGGTGTGCGGCCGCGCTTTTCGAGCAAGCTCCTTCTTCCGATCTATGTGCTCCTGCTACTCACGTTTGCGCTCCAGGCGCGCGAGCTCCTGTTCGGCGGTTACGTGGGCGGCGTCGATCCAAGCCTCATGGGCCCGATCGCGACCCTCGAAATGGTTCTGCTCTATCAGTACATCGCGTGCAAAGAGGCAGCCCTTCGCAGATACTCGCTCGCCTTCGGCCTGCTGTTGCTGGTGTCCTCGTTGGCGCTCCTGAGTATGGGCGGCCGGATCTACGTCGCGTCGACGTTCGCAGCGGTGATTTTCCATCGCTGGAAATGGGTCGCGCGCACACGAAAAGATCGGTTGCGCATTATCAAGTGGATCGTCGTGGCGCCGCTGGTGTTCGCGGCGATCGGGATGCTGCGCCTGGGTTCGTTCGATCTCGCGGGCCTGGGTTTTTTCCTGTTCGCCGAGCCGCTGTTTACGGACATATCCGGGATCTCGTTTGTGCTCGGCGACAACTGGCACTGGTTCGCGTTCCCCGGCGAGTTCATCAGCTCATTCGTCAACATAATCCCGAGCTCGATCTGGCCTGACAAGGTCGACCACATCGTTCAGTTGACCGACCTCTACCCCGAATATCAGTCGCCGTTCGGCGCGCAAAGCATCATCGTCGCCACGATAGGAAATTTCGGGTTCATCGGTGGACTGATGTTCGTCGGTGCCGTCGGCGCGTTCTTGGGGCGCGCGGCCCTCAAGGCGACAACGCCGCACTCCCGCGCGCTGTACTGCCTCCTGGTCAGCATCCTGCCGTTCATCTTCTTCCGCGACCCGTACCAGATCCAGGTCAAGCTCGTGTTCACGGGGATCGTGCTGAACCTGCTGCAGCGCGTGATCGACGGCCACACGCGCAAGCCGGCAACGCCGCCAAAGGCAGCCATCATCGCTTGATGGGCTTCAGCGGCTTGTAGACCATCGGCGCCGGTTCCCACCCATCATCGTCGACGCCGGGAAGGCGTTCGAAGTACGCGCATCCGCGCTCAGCCTGCGACCGGCAATGCTCACCGTCGCGCTTGCATAGCGCCAGGCTCGAGTCGCCCCAGGCCGGGCCGCCGTAGTGCTGGCAGTACCAGCAGGGGTGGCCGGTCTCGGGGGAGGAGGGGGCGCGGTCGTAGAGCATTCGGACATTCTGGCGCTGAGGCTGGTGCATGGATTGGTGCAAAACCATGGCCGACAGACGCGGAAACGGCCCGTCAGCAGACCCCTCTACGCCCGGTAGCACTAGGGCGACAGGCCCCGCCAAATGGCCTTCACACGGCAAGGGCTTTACCATATGAATCAACTACTTACGGCTGCTGGTGCATGGCACTGGTGCATAGCCGGGCGGTTAGCTCAGGGGTAGAGCACGTCCTTCACACGGACGGGGTCGCAGGTTCGAAACCTGCACCGCCCACCATTTACGCGGCCTTGCCTTCGGTCAGGGCGCCTAGCTTTTCCAGCGCCGAGCGCTGACGCGAGACGATCGCGTGCGCGTAGTGCGTCTCCGTGGTCTTAATGCTGGCGTGGCCGAGCACGTCGCGGATCACGTCGAGCGGAACGTCGAGCGACAGTAGCAGCATCCCGCAAGACCGACGCAGGTCACGGTACTGGACATGCTGCATTCCGACAGCCTCACGCGCGCGCCGGAAGCCAGATTTCACGCCTTCGAAGTTGATAGCAAGGGGCAGGTAGCCCAACCATGGCCGAAGGGCCGGGAAGATGGGCGCCGTGCGCGTCTTCAGGGTCTTCGTGTTACCGGCCCGGATCAGGATCGAGTCGGCGCCGATGTCGCTGGCCTTGATCTGGCAGACCTCGCCTCGCCGGCACCCCGTCAGAAGCGCGATCCAGATGGCTGCCCGAACGTTCTCGCTCGCAGCATCGGCCAGCGTGCGCACCTCGGCGACGGAAAGATGCGTCTCGCGGGCATTGTGCTCGGGGAGCGCCTTGACCTGGGTGCTGTAGTCCTCGCGCGTCAGCCCCTTCTCCCACGCGAGATACAGCCCGCGGCGCATGCAGCCCAAACTGCGGTTGATCGTGCCAACGGCGAACTTCCCGGCGCGGGCCTTTTTCACGAAGTTTGCTGCACAAGCTCGAGCGTCACTGGCCCGGTACTCCCGGACGTGGGCGGCGATCCGGGCGGCATGGCTCTGGTTCGTCTTCGGGCTGCGCAGGTGCTCCGCCTCCTCGGTGTAGAGCGTGAGCACGTCGAACATGGGTGGGTCGCCGGGGATAGCCACCGAGCGCTTCTCGGGCGCCTTGCGCTCTAGCGCAACCCTCAGCTCTGATTCGACTCTCTTTGCGTCAGACGCAGGAGTGCCCGGCGCGAGGCGGCGGTGAGCTCGTTGACCGCGGACGCAGACACGAACCGAGAAACCGCCTTGCGGGGTGCGTTTGATCGGCATGTGGACAGTTCTCCGCTGTGCTCTGCAAGCCAGGATAGGCAGGTCTTTGGATCGTACCTCTTGGCTCGGGCGCCGACGAGAATGGACGGCATCCCGGCCGCGGCGCAGCGCTCAACGTGGCGGACGCTGACGTTCAGTTCGGTAGCAAGTTGCGCAGCGGTCAGCATGCCCCCTCCCTCTTCGGCCACACGATGCGGCCATTCTTGGTCATGTTGCGCAGTGCTCGGTAGGCGTCCTGGCGAGGAATTCCGCCGGGAACGCGGAGATAGACGCGTGGCGTTGCCAGCAGGGCGGAGACGTTGTGGTGCTTCAGGTTGCGGAGTTTCATGGGGTGTCCTTCGCAAGAGCAGCGGCGCAGAGGACGATGGCCCGACGGGTGGCGGCATAGGGATCGTCAGTCCAATCCACCGATCCGAATTTGCCAGTGATCCCGCATTCGACGAGGCTGTAGCGGCGATCCCCCTTTGGGTCATCATCCGGAAAGATCATGAGATTGAGTTTCACCGCCAGCTCGAATGCGTCGTGATTTTCCTCCAGTGGATCCCATCGAAACGCGCGGTCGTGGCCGTTGTGGTCTTGGTTGTCGGCGTGGGTGTACAGAATGCAGTCGTCCTGGGTGCCCCACTCGATCGACACGACATCGTCGATCTCACCGGCCCAGAAGGCGCGAGCCGCAGCTTCAAGCAACTCCCGATCAGACATGGTCACCCTCCTGAGCCGGCTTCGTGGCGCGTTTGGGCTTCATGAGAATCTCGCGGATGCCGAGCGCGGATGCTTCGACCGCCTCCGCCCATCCGAACGAGAAGTTCGGGCCGTTGCCGCCGCTGATGAGGCGGTTCTCCTCGACGAACTTGGCAGCCTGCTCCAGCGCTTCCGCCCTGGCCTGAGCCTCTCCATCCCTGTGGCCCTCCTGGTAAGCGCGGCGGCGGGCTTCGTGGCCTACGGGTTCAGGGGATCGACACAGCCCGGCTACCGTTGTCTCGCCGCAGTGCTTGCACCAGCGGGCTTCCGGCACGGCCTGCGCAGCCCGCCATCCGATTAGCATCCAGTGCCGGTAGTCGGCGCCGATCTGGACACCGTTGTTATTCGCGATCTCGCGATCCCATGCCACATTGAAGTTGGCAGGAGCGGCTTGCGCAGCACGTAGGTGGGTGAGAAGGGCTTCGCGGGTAGCGTCGAGGCTAGCGTAATCGGCAGTGCGATACGCCTGGGCCAGAGCCATCGCCTTGAGGGTGTATGGGGTGTCGCTCACTCCCGCGCTCCCGCTGCCTTCATTGCTGTAGCCGAGTCGATGCCATGCGCCAGCTCAATGGCGCGAACGAGCAGAACGATGTCGTCGTGCTTTGCGTGAGCCAGTGAGGTCGGCGATTCCTCAAGCCGGTCGACAATGTCGGAGATGACATCCTCCGTCAGCGGCTGTCGCACGCTCTCTGGCGCCCCATGCATGAGGGGTTGCGGGGGAGCTGCACGCAACATGGCCGCGAAGACGGCGCGAATCCACGCCGCACCATAGCCATGCGATCCGAGGTAGGCATCCGAGGCGGCACGTTCCATGTTCGGCGTCGGCTCCAGCGGCACGAGGGCGTACCCGGTAGGGATTTTGAAATCACTCATGATCGTCTCCCGCCTCTTCCATGGCTCGGTTGATGGCTCGAAGTTGCTTCGACAGTTCGGTGCATTCCCTGTCATTGACTATGTGATGCCTCGCGTGCTCCCACGCGTCGAGCAGCAGGCCGATCATGGGCATCACAGCGGCGGCTTGCGCGGCACGAAGGCGAACGCGGTCGCTCGGCTCCGGCACCGCATGCTCACTTCGTCCCGCGACTTCATCGAGAATGGCGGCGACCAACTCCGGCGCGCTTCCCATTCGGAGATGCGCTGCGAGTCCCATGAGCCTGTTCTCAAGCGCCACCGGCCCCTCCCGCTCACTTCGTCCCGGTGCGCCGGCCTGTGCGGCAGCGGGAGTGGCGTCAGTCTTCAGGCAGTGCCCGTAGCATGCGTCATGCAGCCGGCATCTTCTTCGCTCGCAAACCGGCTCGGCCTGTGCCGCTTCGCCCCCCTGGGGTGACTGAGCCTCGGATTGAGCTGCGCGGTCTGCGAGAACGTCGATATAGCGGTCTGCGGTGTCGGGCGCTGGGTTCTTTGCCTTCGCCGCGAGGTAGGAAATCGACAGGTCGCTGGGCAGCGGCGGCAGGTTGATCGGCTGGTCGGTGGGGGTCATACTGCTTGTTCCTTCCTGGACTTCGGTGACCGGAATAGGGCCTTGTTCATTGCCGCCGACTCAAGCGGTAGCCCTTCGATTTCACAGATGGGACGGCGAACGTGCGGGAAGCCGTTCTGCCACGCAAGGAACAGGCGGCACGCGGCGAGTTCGTAATCCCTGACTCGGCCAGCATCGAGGACAGTCTCGGGGACATAGAACACCTCTTCGAGCGCCGACCGACCAAGCGCAAGCGTGACGCGGCGGGCCTTCACAGCGCCCCCTTCACAGCGCTATCGCCCGCAGCGGGAGGTGGGTTGAGTGCGGCGCGAGCGCGTTCCCAGGCGACGGGCTTGCGCTGGTCGTACTGCGATTCCATGCGGTCGGCCTGGGTGATGTAGTAGGGATCGGAGCGAACGGTCAGCATCGCGTCCTTCAGATCCTTGCAGGCAATCAACTCGGCAAGCGCCTCCCGCAGCCGCGCAATCTCGACCGCTCGCTCATCGGCCAGCTTCCACCATGCAGCGCCATCGGCTTGGTGACTGGCGGCGCGAGCGCGGGCAGAATCACGTTCGGCCTGGCTCGCCGCTACGCGAGCGGTGGCGTAGGCTTCCATTTGGGCGGCAGTGAACCATTCGAGATGCGTCTTGCCGCCGTAGGGATCGCCGTTGCCCAGGTACGGGTTGATCTCGCGCATCGCCGGCTCTGGCAGCCCCTTGCCATCCGGCAGGCCAGCATCTGAGTTGTGGGGGATCATGCTGCGATTTCCTTCAAGTCGTAGGCTTCGATCCAGGAAATCGCGGCTTCCGCGTTGATCGCGTTGCCGTATCCTCGGAGCCGGCCAATGCGGTTACCTTGGCCTTTGCGTGGCGCGAGCGCGGCGAGGCGTTCCTGATCGGCGCGCACTCGTCCCACGCGATCGACAACCCCTGCAACCAACGGGAATGTGCCGGGTTCAACTGGCCGCCACCGGTCATCCGTGCATCTGAGCCAGTCAGCAGCTCGCCAGAATCCGTTAGTCGGGCTGGCTCGTCGTGATGCATCGCCAGCTTTACCGAGGCCGACAAGTCCATCGTTACCTTCGACCCATCCGGCATCCGCCCCGTCATACTCACGCCCGGCCGAAAACCCTTCCCGCCCGATCCATCGCTGGCTGCCGCAGTCGGCCAACTCGCCAGCGTGAACACCTGCTCCGACAAAGGCTTGCCCCGCGTCTGCTCCGCACGACCCGCCAGGAACTCCGGGGAACCCGACGCCGAGTGCCAATCCCTCGTTGCCGGCGTTGCCCAGGAGGCCAGACACGCGGCCTGATTCAAGTCCTGTGGCCCGCCCTTGCGCGCGATTTCCCGCAGCGATCCTTCCAGCGTGCGAACGTTCTTGTCCCCGTCTGTTGCTCGGCTCGTCGGCCACCCAATACAAGCGGTCACGGATGTGCGGAGCACCGACGCTCGCAGCCGGAAACGGGATCGCCCCGAAGGCGTAACCCACGGCTTCCATGTCATCTTGAACAAGGTCGAGCCAAGGCATTGCGTCCTTGCTCGCAACCTGCTCTCCAAAGAAGACTGGAGGGCGATGCTGCGTGACAAGGTGATAGAGCGCGGGCCAGAGGTGCCGCTCGTCAGCAAACCCAGCGCCTTTGCCTGCGTCGCTGAAAGGTTGGCACGGACAGGAACCTGTCCAAACAGGTCGTGAGTCGTCCCAACCGGCTTGACGTAGCGCGTAGCTCCAGACGCCGATGCCGGCGAAGAAATGGCACTGCGTGAATCCGTGCAGGTCGTCGGGGAAGACATCCTCGATACTCCGTTCGTCGACCACGCCAGGCGCGATGTGGCCGGCCGTGATTAGGTTGCGCAGCCACTCGGCGACGTAGGGGTCGTTTTCGTTGTACCAAGCGCTCATAGGGAATTCCCCGCAGTAGATGCGCGAGCCGAGATTGCGGCGTAGGCTTCGACGAGTTCGCGGGCTTCGTCGGCATTCTGCTGGCAGACGTGCGACACCGGCCACTCTTTAAACGGAGGCGGCCCCATCTGACCCGCTACCTTGCGGATGAAGTCTTCGGCAGGAAGGTTGTCCAGAGCATCGAGCTTCGCTTTCAGCCGCCCCGCATCCTTCTCCGCTGCATCGAGAAGATCGAGCACCTCGCGGATGGCCTCGGGGTTCGCGGCGTCTGCTAGGCTACGGAATGCGTTGCGTCGATCGCCGGCCGCATGGAATCTCTCGGCAGGCGTGAACCCCGTATTCTTCGGGAGCGAATCGAGGTTCTCCAGCGCCTGCCGCAGTCGTGCGATAGAGGGGGTCATGCTTTTACGTCCTGTGGGCGGCTGCAATCCATGCAGTGGTCGGGCGGAAGTTCATCGTTCCCGCCGCAGTAGTTGCACGACCAGCGGTCTGCCATCTTGGCGTGCTGAGCACAAAGATCGCCGACAACCTTGCGCCTCATGCATTGCGCTACGTCATCGCTACCGAGGTTTGCCGCCTTGCCTCGCAGCCTGATAGTCCATTCGCAGCGGACTTCGCCATTTGCGGCAGTGAATAAACGTTTGCTCATGCGCCCTCCCCAGCAGGAGTAGCTGTGCGGTCAGGAGCTGCGGCGATCATGTCCTGATAGATCGCGCCGACTTCGCTAGGCCGGTACGCTGCATAGGGCGTTGGGCCTTCGCGGTTCTCGTAGCCTGCCGCGAGCATTTCCATCGTCGGCTCAATCGGCACGAGCTTCCAACCCTTCTGCACCTGCCCCTGCGACTCGACAGCTTGCGGGGATTTCGGAGTAGTGAACGCCTGCAAGGTTTCCACGATCCGATCACGAGTCAAGGTGAGTCGGCCATCGTCATCCACGAAGCAGTCGTTCAGGTATTCGATGCAGTCCCTAACCTCCAAGGCTTGCGGGGCCGCCTTCAGTTCCGACCGGGCACGGTCAGCCATAGCCGCCAACTCGCCAAGGCACTCGCGAGTTTCCTCGACAAGGTCAACGCCATCGGCATCATCGAAGCCGTCGTATCCTGAGTGCTCGCGAACGATCTTCAGGATCTGCGAAGCCCAGGTAGGCCATTCCGGCAAGCCGTTCGACAGCGCGAGTTCCCATCCACGCTCAAACGCCGATCCGCTGTGCTTGACGCCGTCCACCTCGCAGGCCGATACCCATGCCTCGTGCGCTTCGTCGTTCTCGGGCATGTCGAGTGGCTCGTCGGACTTCGGGGAAGCTTGCGGGGCCTGTTGCGCGCGGGCAGCGGCGATAGCAGCACGGGCGAAGCGCTTAACGCGTGTATTGCCGGTAGAGCTTCCCGCACGATGCGGATGATGAGCTTCCATCCAGAGCAGGCTGATTTGCTCGTCGCTCAGCTCCTGCGCTGATACCGCTTGTTGCGGGGTGGCGAGATAGACGGCCTGATTGATTTCAGGGTGATCTCCTTCGTAACGGATGACCGCCCGATGCGTCTCGTAGAAAACTTCGATCACACGACCCGACCAATCTGCCGGCTCTGCTGGGTGCGTGCCCGCATTCTTCTCGCGCAGCTTCGCCTCAATGAGTTTGAACGCTTCCGCAACAGCATCATCCTTGCTGTTCATCGGGTCGAGAACGCTCGGCGCGTTGACGATGTTCACCCATTCGCAATCGGAAAGGCTCTTCCACCCTGCCGGCTCCGCTTGCTTGGGCGAAGCGGCTTGGGTTGCCTGGGCGTCATTTGGTTTGGTCATGGTGATCCTTGATGGCGCCACGCAGCACCGACTGAAGCGTTCCGTCCCGATGCCTAGCGTCAATTACCCTGCCCATGTATTCCGAGCCATACTTGACTCCGCACGCGCCCGCGACGATGCGGAAGACTGCGCCAAGTGCCTCAGCTTGGTTGGGCCACTCGATTGCATAAGCCACCGCGTGTAGTGCCGGGTAGAGGCTTTTCGCTTTAGTCGGAACCTTAAAATCAAAAACGGCTCTTGCCGCAATGGCGTGCAAATCGCTGGCTATCGACGGTAGACCCGCTGCTTCGTTGGGCGTCAGAGGCTCACGCATGGGTTGCTCCGGTAGCGAGTCCGCGCCAATTCAGCAGCAATTCGCAACTACCCTGAGAACCTGTTTTGTCGCAGAAGTTCGCGCGGATCGCAGCGCGCTCTGGAGACTCCCATCCGCCGTTCCAGTAGGCGCCGTCGAAATGGCTATACGCTGGCTGGCCCTCTTCGGAGCAACGGGTTATGACCTCGTAAACGCCTGGGCGAACAGGTTTCTGGGTGGCAGGAAACCACGGCGTCAATTTCGGCTTGCTCATTGCGTTGCTCCGGTAGCGAGGGCGTGGACGCCGGTTTGCATGTTGCCGTTGGTGGCGATCATCGAAGGCGCCCACCCGGGGCCGTTGATGAAACGAAGCCACGTCTCGTAGCTGACTGGGTTATCGCGCTCGGCACCCCACGGATTGAGTGAGCACCAACGGGCCAATTCCTCAGCGGTCGCAAAGACCGGCGAGTAAGGCCTGTCGCTGACGGTCTGCCACATTTGGTAGCCGGCCGGAGGCTTGCATCGCCCAGATTTGTACGCGAGCTGCCGACCTTGCCGGTAAGCAATCTGCCCGTCTGTTGGGTTCATCGGGAAATCCATCGGCACTCGGAAAAGCTCTCGTCCCATCTCAATCTCCTATAAAGCCCCGTGGGGTCAGGCGGCGGCAGACAACAAGCCGGCGAACTCGTCGAGCCATTCGACAGCCAGCTTTGACACCTGATTCGTTTCCGGCGTGTCGCCGCTCGTGATTGACATGAAAAAGCTCTCGATGGGTCGGCTCGAATTCGGCGCCAGACCGGAGCCGAGCGCGTCGTACTGCGCACCGCGAGCATTGGCGATCGTGCCCACAAGGCACGCGCACGCGCCCTCGTAGCAGGAGCCGTCCACCTTGCCGGCAACCAAGGCGGCGCGTAGAGCAGGAATCTCGCGCGGCGCGCGCAGCAGCACGTCGAAGTAGTCGGCCTTGATTGGGCTCAGGTTGGCGTCGCGCAGGTCGGCGCCGCGCAGGTCGGCGTCGCGCAGGTCGGCGCCGCGCAGGTCGGCGCCGCGCAGGTCGGCGTCGCGCAGGTCGGCGTCGCGCAGGTCGGCGCCGCGCAGGTTGGCGTCGCTCAGGTTGGCGCCGCGCAGGTCGGCGCCGCGCAGGTTGGCGTCGCGCAGGTCGGCGTCGCGCAGGTCGGCGCCGCGCAGGTTGGCGTCGCTCAGGTTGGCGCCGCGCAGGTCGGCGCCGCTCAGGTCGGCGTCGCGCAGGTTGGCGCCGCGCAGGTCGGCGCCGCGCAGGTTGGCGTCGCTCAGGTCGGCGTCGCTCAGGTCGGCGCCGCGCAGGTTGGCGTCGCTCAGGTCGGCGTCGCTCAGGTCGGCGCCGCGCAGGTTGGCGCCGCCAGCCACAGCGGACTCCAGCGCTGCTCGCGTCTCCATTCCGCTCGCGACCGTTGCCGGCACATCGAACGAGAACAGCACACGGGACGAATTCCAGCGGCTGACGATTTGCACCTGGCGTGCGGCTTGAGTGGTTTCGGTCATCTCAATCTTTCGTTGACGTAGTAAATGCCCTGGTGGGAGGGGTGGGGGTTACTGCAGCGAGCCGCCCAGCACGGAGTAGCTGTAGGGCGTCCGGCACCCGCGGCCCGAGCAGATGCCGCGCTTCGTGTGCATGTTCAGGTTGAACGACAGCACCGCCGCACCGGAGTACGCTTGACCGACCCAGTTTTGGTTCGCGTCATAAGGGCCGGTCGCCACCGACGTCGTGACCCAGGCGCTCGGCAGCGTCGTATAGACCACGTTGTCCAACGTGATCGCAAGGAATGACCCGGCCGACGTGGAATAGCGAACCATGTTCGCCGACGTGATGCCATCGACCACGAGGGGAACGCAGTTGACTTGCGTGGCCGGGTAGTTGTAGCAAGGCGTCGGCTCGACGGTTGCAGCACTCGCCAGCAGCGGAGCGATGAGGGCGAGGGTCGCGAGGATGGTCTTCATGATTTGCTTTCGTGAATGCCGGAGTTATTCGGTGTCGTGCACGTGGATCAGTTGGTCGTCGCAGAGCCACGCGGTCTTGCCTGGCGTTGTGCTGATGCCGGCTGGCGGTGAGGTCTTGCCGATGTCGACGCAGCGGTGAGTGGTGCGGAACTGGATCCACGTGTCGTGCTCCTGCTGGTGCAGTTCTGCGCCCAGGCAGCCGAGGGCGATGGCAGTGACCAGCAGGACAGGCCAGAGCGCGGATTTGATGTTCACGGGCCGGCTTTCGTGAGTTGTGTGATTGCGCCGGGAAGTTTTGATAGACGATCGACCGACTCCTCCAAGGTTTCGCGTCGGACTGCTTCGCCAGCAAGTGCGGCGCGCGTTCGTTCGATCAAGTCGTTTGAGATGATCCCGGCGGGCAAGCGGCCAGCAACCCACGCCCCGCGCAAGGCGGCATCCGTCTCGGCGAGCAGGCTGCGAAACGTGTTGGCTTGGGTGAGCGCTTGCCCGAGTTCGCGGGATGCGCGGCCGGCCTCATGACCATAGAAGGTGTGGCCGGATCTCATGCGCGCCTCCGATTGGCCTGAGCTACCAGACTGCCGGCGTGCGCGACGAGGTTGGCGCGCGACGTGTTCATCTCAGTGCCGCTGCGCTTGAGTTCGGCGACGAACTCGTTCAACAGATACTCGAAGGCCCGCGTGTCGCCAGGAGCGCTTTCGCCCGGCATCGTGTCGGGCATCCCGAGCGACCAGCGGGCGAGGACGCCTTGCATCATTCCGATGGCCTGGGGCCGTTCGGTGTTTGCAACGTATTGCGACGTGTCGCCTGCGTTGACGATCAAGACGATGTTGTGCTGACCAGCGCCGACGGCGTCGTCGTAGAAGTCGACCAGCCCAGCCATCACGCCTTGCATGGTCAGCGCGACTGCGTTGATACGGTCGGCTTTGGGAGTGGCGCTCATGCTAGGCATCCTTGAAAAAGTTCGGCCTGCACTGGCGGAAGAGCGCACAGAAACCAGTCGGACTCTCGGCCGCGCTGCCGATTGGCCGGGCGTGAGCTGAATGATCCCGGGCGACAGCCATCGGCATGCATCCAGTACCGCACCGCTACGAAGGGGTAGCTGGCGAAGCGCGGGTTGTGCGGCTCCATGAGGCAGCCTTGCGAGAACAGCGGCGGGGACATGCGGCCGACCATGGCGGGAGCGGTGAACTTCGGCGTCATGCTGTCTTTCGATAAACTTTTGTGAGCGAGCCGTTGACGCAGAAGCCGCGGTTCCGGGCTGCGTTGGCCAGCTGGGCGCGGACGTGATGGCTAGCCGGCGCCTGGCGGAACATGCCGAAGTAGCTGTTCAGCGTCTCGAAGAGCGTGTCATCAGGCGTTGCGCTGAGCCGGCGCAAGGCGTTCGGCAGGGCGTTCGCCCGCAGCGTGCGGTGCCACGGACGGATGACGTGGCCCACGAAGTCGATGCCGCGGGCGATGGGCTGCAGCACGGTCTTGCGTGGGTTCAGGTGAGCGCCGAGCCGCAATGGCAGGAACGCGTCGACCTGGCGCAGCCAGCCGCTAAGAACCTCGGTCGACTCGTGCGTGAAAACGAAGTCGTCGACGTAGCGCACGTACCGCGGCGCGCGTAGCTGGTGCTTGGCGAACTGGTCGAGCGCGTCGAGGTGCACGTTTGCGAAGAACTGCGACGACAAGTTGCCGATCGGCAGGCCGGTGTCGGCCGGCGCATTGAACAGGCTCTTGTGCGGTGGCACCAGGCGCATGACGGCCGCCGGCGAGCGCACTTCGACGTCACCGCGCGGGTCGTGGAACAGCACCGTCTCGGAGAGGTCCTGCCACCAGGCGCCCTCGATGCGCGGCAGCAGCTGCTCGCGCAACACGTACTTGTCGATCGCAACGAAGAAATTCGACAGGTCGCACTTCAGGTAGTACGCCGGCCGCGACCAGTTCTCGGTGAGGCTGCGCACCTGTGCCTCGAGGCGACGAGCGGCGTACAGCGTGCCGCGGCCCGGGATGCAGGCACAGGTGTCAGCCGTGAACGACCGGTAGAAGGTGGGCGAGATCCGGTTGTGGAGCAGGTGATGGACCACCCGATCGCGGAAGCCGGCCGCCCAGATCTCGCGTGGCTTGGGGCGCAGCGTGACGAAGCACGTCGATCGCCCAGGCCGGTAGGCGCCAGAGACCAGATCGTCGTGCAGGTCACACAGGTTGCTTTCGAGGTGGGCCTCGAATGCGAGCGCGCTGGCGCTGTTGCGCTTCGTGCGCCGGCAATCGAGGTACGCCTCGACGAGCAGGGGAAACAGGTTGGAATCTGCGGACGGCTCGGGCGCTGCCCTCGGAGGACTTGTTGTTGTTGTCCTGGTAGCCGTTGTTGAAGTTGCAATTCCAGGCATACGAGTCGTTGTTGTCGCGCTTTCAAGGCCGTCGACCCGAAGGCTTGCGCCGATCAGGTCGATAGCTGCACCAGACGCGGCCCGCACAGAGGCGACGGTATCTGTGGTGTGCATGTCCGTCGCCGGGTAGGCGAGGGGCGCAACCAGATTCACATTGCGCACGGGCATGAGGGCCTTGACCGTCATGCTGCAGGCGCCCTATTTGCGGACTTGAGCCACCCGCCGGCTTGGCTGCCGATGCTGCCAAGCAACTCGACAGACTCGGCCCACAGCTTGGGTGAGAGGTATCGGCTATCGTGGCTGACCCGCAGAAGCACGGTCACCGCGCGCTGCCGCGACAGCAGCGCCTGGATGTGCCTGGCGCGCACGCCTTTCTGGGTCGCGTTGGCGAACGCCATCAGGTCGAGCATCTCAACGCAATGGTGGGTGATCTTCTCGCCCAAGATGCGTTTGATGCTGCGCGGCATTTGCTCCTGCACTCTGACCGCAAGGGCGAGCAGGCGCACGCCGGTGCGGTAGATAGGCAGTTGGTCGTGGATGGCCATGTGGCGGGACTCAATTCAAAGGATCGAAGGACTTACGAAGTCAATCTGCGGACGGCTCGGGCGCTGCCCTCGGAGGACTTGAAGTTGAGGTCCTGGTAGCCGTTGATGAAGTAGCAATACCAGGCACACGAGTCGTTCGATTCGTGCTCTTCGCTCGTCCAGTGCCACAGGGGATCGACGTGCGGGCGGCAGTTCGCGAAGATGAGCGCCGCTTCCTGGCGCGTGGGCAGCAAGCCACCAACGCTATCGGCCCAGACCATGGCGCGCGCCCACGGCAGCATCTCGTCCGGCTTCTCGGCCATCAGCACCAGGTGGTGCTTGATCGTGCCGTCATCGTTCAGGACGGCGCCGGCGTAGTGCTCGCCGTCGCGCAGCTCGATGTCGATCGCGTCGACGGAGACCGTCGTCGCGGTCTGGTTCATCAGGGCGGCGATCATGGTCGCCAACTCGGTCTGCTTGGCGCGAACGGCCTGCAGCGTGATTTCGGTCATTGGGTCATCTCCTCGAGTGGACTGAAGGATTGAAGGATTCAGTCGGTGATGTGAATCAAGCGGACGGCTCGGGCGCTGCCCTCGGAGGACTTGCTGCCGTTGACCTGGCAGCCGTTGCTGAAGTGGCAATCCCAGGCACACGAGTCGTTCGATTCGTGCTCTTCGCTCGTCCAGTGCCACAGGGGATCGACGTGCGGGCGGCAGTTCGCGAAGATGAGCGCCGCTTCCTGGCGCGTG